TATCGTTGCTGGAAATTGTCCTTGCATCACCTGTTCCGAGGTAGACTAATAACAAGAACACATGTTGCACTAGCTTACGGTAAATTTACCGCCCTGTGTTGCGGCACCCATACCACGGCAAGAGCCGCCATGCTTCATGCCTTTGGCCTTACCACCGTACTTCATGCCATATGGTTTCTTCTTTTTCATTGGTGGTTTAGTAATCTGATTGTTCATGTTAACGCGACCAATAGTCATCTTACCCATCCTACAAATAAATGTGCGAGGGAACCAACGACTCCCCCAATAGCTACCATAAGCCAGAAGGCACCCTTCCAGCGATTTGCCTGTGCCTTAAGGTCAGAGACCTCTTCATGCACATGACGAACCTCATCAGACAGCGTCTTGATGCGTTCCTCTAATCTCGCTAGGGTGACCTCCACAGACTCAGTCATGACCGTGTAGCCCGTGTTTTTCCTGTTTGTGCCAAACCGTCAATGTTGGTTGGGCCACCATCTTTAAGACCAATACCTTTTAGAAACGACTTGAGTTTGCCATCATCCATCTTTCCAGAGATGAGGCCATCGTCTTTATTTTCTTTCTTTTGCCTTTTAGTGCCGAATGTTTTTTGTAGAGACTTCATTACCTCATCGGCTTTTGCTTCGTTTGCCATTAGTACTTACCCTTCTTGCCTTTAGGTGGTGACTTCTTTGAGCCACCTGAACCCGCCCAAAGTTGTCTGTTAGCCCAATAAGCGGCAGACATTTTACCCTTCTTGATGTTGGCACCATGCCTTGCTTTGAATGATTTTCGTGCGGCAGAAGAGTAGTTATGACCATACCCCTTTGCTCCGAAGTGAATGAGTTTTACCTTATCCCCTTCTTTAGCAAGGACCATACCCTTCTTGCCCGGACGGTCAGAACGGCGGGGCTTATTGAACCCCGCAAACTTTTTGCCTCTATACTCTATCCCACCTGATGGCAGTCTTTTAACACCGGGGTACTTAGACATACCCCGACCTATGCGTGGAAAAGAGTTACTGATGATACGTTTGTAACGTCAACGTACACGTTAGTGCCGAACTTAATGCCGTCACTAGGAATTGAAATCGACTGGCTTTCATCTTCCCCAGACCCTGCGGCTGGAGTTGTGATGTTTAAGAGAATCGTTCCTGTAGAGCCACCGTCTCTCAGCTTAACTGAACCAGCAGTGGTAGCACGAACAAAGTACATACCCTTTACTCTTGCAGGATGATTTACTGCTACACCATCAGCCGAAACTGTTGTTGCGGTGATATCAGACATTTATTCCTCCGAATAGCAAAAAAGAAGGGCGAGGTTTCCCCCGCCCCTCTAGGTGTTTAGGCACCCGGCGAGCCGTAGTAGGCAAGCGGGTCTGAGTAGCCAAAGCTGTAACGCTCGCGACCTTTGTAGCGAACATTACCAGTTTCGAAGTCGCCTTCCATTGAAGTCTTCATTGGAACGCGGACGAAGTGCTTAAAGCCATTCGGGATGTCTGTACCCAAGAACCATGCATCAACGTCAGTCAGGTAGTGATTAACCATGTAACCACCCGGAATTGCTGACATTGAACGAACTGCATTGATGTCGTTCTTAGCAAACGTACCATCGCCAGTACCACCAGCAACAGTCGAGAGTTCGGACTTCATCAGGCGTTCTGCAACGAACTGAAGGTCAGACGGAATCACCAGCTTGGTAGGACGGGCGGCAATCTTGAGGCCACGCTCGTCTGTCCATTTGCCGATGGCGATGATGCCAGCTTCCAGCGAAGTTTCGTTCAGGTCAACTGCTACTGACGGACGGTTGCCGTTAGAGCCACCGTTTACCAGTGGGTGTGCAGTGTTGAACAAAGTCACGCCGTCCCCGCCAGTCTGACCAGTGAAGCCAGAGTTGAACAGGTCTGCGCCTTTTACTTCTTTAGTGTGCTGGAACGCACGAGCCAAGGCTTTGGTGTAACGTGCAGACAGAGAGTCGTACAGGTTATCTTCAACAGCTTCTTCAGTGATGCTGAAGCCCATTGCCATTGTTTCGTGTGTGTAGCGGCTTGTGTAGGCTTCTTGTGCGTCATCATAAGTGATGGCGGCACCTTCGTCCTTCACAGGAGCGGCTCCAAAGCCACTCAATTTAGTTTCCTCTTCAAAGGAACGCTCTGAGTTTTCTACCTCAAAGCATGACCGCCACTCTTCTGGGTAGCGGGCGTACTCCATGCCGAACAGTGCATTCAGACCCGGCAGGAGTTCTTTCATTAGCTGTGCGCGTGCAATAGCCATTTTACAACTCCCTTATGTAATCGTGTCTGTAGTCAGCACGTTCTCAGCCATGTTCATCATCACAATGATGTCTGTGTAGGTGTCACCAACAGATGAACCAACACGGTCAACAAAGTCTACGATTTTGAACAGTTCACCACCGACAGATGCAGTTGATGCATCAGCCTGAAGACCAGAGTTACCAGTCGTGGTTGAACCAGCCTGAGTTTGTACAAGGTCGATGGTCAGGCCAAGTTTAGCTTGGTCCAGCGCACCGTCTGCTTGAACTTCGTACAGAGTGAATGGGTTAACTGCAACAACCGCATAGATGTCATCTTTTGCGATTGAACCGGGGTAGTACTGGCTGTGAGTCATTTGACCAGTGTTCGGGTCTGTGTAAGAACAGCCCAAGAAAACACCAATCGGATTCACTTCACCAGCGGCTGTTTCACGAACGATGTGACCATCATCGGAACCAGTTGTGGCGGCGAGACCTACTACGTCACCATTGAAGATTGCCGTTGCATAGTTGTTCTTGATTTTCAGAGAACGTGTTGAGCCAGCAAACGGCATACCCCCAAGGAGACCAACAGGCTTCAGGCCGCGAGGGGCTGAAGTAGTAGACATTAAGTCCTCCTAGTCCAAAGGGTTTAACTTAGCCCCTAACCTCTTGTTAGGAGCCTTTTCCGAAAGATACCCGACTATTACGCTCTGGGGCGTTAATCGGCATCCGTGGGTTGGATTCCCTCATAAGCTGGTTATCAACGGAAGTAATCGCCTCAGTAGACTGACGCTGATAGTATTCGTTGCGTTGACTCGCCATGCCTTCGGGCATCCGGCAGAGAAGCAATCCACCAACTTCGATGTTACCTTTGAAGCGAGGGTTCGGGTCCAGAACAAGATGTTCCATCTCAGGTGCTTCCGCGATTGGAACTGCTTCCCACCCCTCACGGAGTTTCTTGGAATAGTTCATCGGGTCGTCTTGTCCCTGAGTACTAATGCGAACCCACTTAAATGCGTAACCATCTTTTGGAAGAGGGTCAGGTAGCATGTTAGGTGGAGACCAATTTTGTGGGCGTAATTCCTGTTCACGCTTCTCAACTGAACGAGGGGTACGAGATGCTTTTGCTGTATCAGACATTTCCATGCCTCCTATTTATCAAGCGCAACAAACTGCTTTGCATATTCCTCAAGAGGAACACCCAAGCGTTTCGCTACGGCCACCTGTGAAGGTGAGAGTCGGACTTTCTTTGAACGGCCACTTTCGTTGCCACCCGGCGTAACTACAGTGTTACGATAAGAACCACCCGTGTCCTGCGGGTCATCCTTAAACTTGTGAGGGAACTCCTCTCGCATACGCTTGTCGATGGCTTCGTAGTAGGCATCACTACTAATCTCTACGCCACCCTTCACGACTTCATCGTGAATTGCATATGCCGCATTGGTCATGACGGAATCATTGTTGAACCATGTATTCCGACTTGCCCATTCCACTGCCCGTTGGTCGGGTGGTGGTGCGATGGGTTCCATCTCTTTATAATTGTCAGGAGAGGCTTCCTGCTTCATCGCTTCCAGTCGAGAGGTCTGAGATGTTGCCTTGAACATCCGTTCCTGTGCTTCGACTAGTTCGTCAGAATTGCCTTCCTCATATGCTTTCTTATAGTCAGCCTTTGCCTTCTGGATGTCTGCCTCGATTCGGGCTTCCATCTCTGACACAGATGATGTTGAAAACTCTTGCGCTTTTTTGCGTAAGCTATTGTTTTCGTCCATCACCTTTTGGGCGACTTTGTAATATTCGTCTCGTTGACGTTCAGCTTCTCGCTGTTTGTGAACGAGGTCGTCTATTCGCTTTTGGAACTTTGACGGCTTCTTTGCGCTTCCTGATTCTTCAGTCTCCGCTCCTGCCGCATCCGCTTGAGTTTCTCCAGTTCCGTCTCGACCTTCGGTTCCGGTGTCTCCACCTTGTCCTTCTTCTTCGACTTCAACTTCCAACTCATCCTTAAACTCTTCTTCGTTTATCATGCCGTAGCCCTCGAAACTTTGGTTGGGTCATCTACAACAGCGAGGATAGCGTCATCATTCATGATACGCATCTCAGTGCCGTCATACTCAAAGCGATGTCCAGCGTACTTGCTGACCATCACCCAGTCTCCTTCTTGGCACCACGGGCCAGAAGCAAACCTAGCGTCTGTCTCAGGATAACAGGTATCCCCGACAGAAATAACTTTACCAACAATCGAAGCTACGTCTTCACGACTTTTAACTTCTCCGGGTAGCAAAATGCCACCTTTGGTTTTTTCATCTACCTTTGGCATCACAATCAGAATGTGATAGCCCTTTGGCTTTGGCGGGTTGTCAGGTACAACAACCGCACCCGTACTATAGACGGATGTCATGTCTTCTCCTTTAGCTTACTACAATAGCGGTCAAGCTAGGCCGTTAATCCTCTTCGCTGGAGAGGTTGAGAAGGTTCAAGAGTTCCCTCTCTGCGATAGCCAAACCTTCGATTTGGCCTACCGTTCTTTGGTATTCTTCAAAACTTTTTGCAGAACCGAGTGCAACATTATCAGTTAACTCGTTCATGTAAACTCGGATAGTCTTGCGGCACTCGTCCGCAAAAGCATGAACAGATGCGTCCATGTACAACTCCTTGTATTTTATTTATATCACACGTTAAGTGGTCAATGCGTCAAAATCTTTAACGACCCCTCTTAAGTAGGTCTGCTTCGATTTTTGCCGCCGCGATTTCACGCTGTTGCTGGAGTCGTTCTCTTTCGAGTTGTGTACGCATATTGGCCTTCTGAAGTTCTACCTGTGCATCTTGGTTAGCTTCTTGTGCCTTCTGCTGAATCTTGGCCTGTTCAATCTGGAGTTCGGCCTGTTGTTGTTGAATAACAGGGTCTTGTGCCGCTTGCATCTGCTTCTCCAGTACTGCTTGCTGTTGTGCCTTGCCAGTAATCTCAGCCGCCGCTTGTGCCGCTTGAGCCGCAATGTTCATCTCCTCTTGCTCTGACAAGCCCTCTGAGTCTGGAGTCAGGTCAGGCAAGTCCATACCGATGAGTTCTTGTGCCTCGTTGCGATACTTGTGCGCCATATGTTCCGAGATGTGTGCAGAGATAATCCCTTGAATTTGTTTAGCCATTGGGTTCTGCTGTAGGCTTGGGTCTTGCATTAATGCCATGTGTGCCGCAATGTGGCTGTCATGGTCTTGGTATGCGTACACCTTGACTGGTGCGCCAGCCATTGCCCGTGCATTCTCTGATACTGGGTCAAACGCAGGAACATCCGTTGGGTCAGGGATAATATCAGTTACGTTATCAATACCCACAGTACTGAGGAAAGACCTGTGAAGTTTACGAAGGTCATACAACTGCGGTGCCTGACCAGCGGTCTGCATAGCCGCTTGCTGTTGCATGATGCGCTGTGCAAAGCTAGTGGCATTCGGGTCAGAAACTGGAATGATATCAACGCGGTCATCAAAGTCTGAACGTGCAATCAGCGGGTCTTCCCCCACCTCATATGGATATTCAGGCATTGACTCCTTAATGATATTTGAAAGAAGTTTGAACTCACGCCGCAGGCTGTTATGTAGTCTAGCGTGTACCGCAGACATAACTTTCATAGAGCGTTCAATCAGTGCGATGGTAGTACCTACTGGTGCTTCTTGGTTACCCTCACCAATGTTCATGTCAGCGATTGACGCGATACGGCGGCCCTCGTCAACCAGCACACCCATAAGCTGGGCTAGTGTAGGAGAAGGCTCCTTGAATGGTAAGGGTAGGATGTTGTCCCTAATCGCACCGCCGGGCAAGTCAATATCTCTGAACTCGCCGGGTTCGATTGGCCTGTCGTCACCCTTAATCCGCAAGCCACGCGCCTTAAATCCAGCAGGAAGGTTGGCGAGTGTGCCAGCGTCAATAAGCTGGCGCAGGATTGACGTAGATGATTTGGCAATGGAACCAATGAGATGGATAAGACCAAACCCATAGAAGCCCAGACCGGGCTGGAACTTGTAGTGTACAAAGTGTTGGAACGGAGTGGCTAGTGGGTCACTCTCTTCGTAATTACGCCGAATTGATAAAACGGTATCGCTTGACTGGTCGATTGTGACGACATAGGGGAGACTGAGTCCTGTTGGCTCTCCATCTTCTCCGAGGTGTTCAAATCCGGGGAGGTCGAGTTCAACGTGCATTTCGAGGAGAGTTCTGACATCTGTTTCTGAGACCTCCGTAACTCCTGTGAGTTCGTTGTATTTGGTCTGGATGTCGTTTCCTTCATCAGATGGGTCTCCTATATCTACGTCACGGTAGAATCCATTGAGTTGCATCCTGCGTACAAAGTTATCACTCTTACGCATTACATGAGTGTATCGGGGGGAAGACTTCAGGTCGTTAGTCTCATAGCTAACGACAAAGTCTTCAGCGGGAACAAAGATACTATCTGGTCTCTGGTGCTGTTGGTCATAGTAGACCTTTCGGAAACCAGAACCAGCCAACGCTGTCTTGAACAGAAGTTGTTCTGTAGATGGGCGGTATTCTTCAATCTCCTCTGTCAGGAGATAGTTCATGTAGTCCTGAACCCTGCGGGCTTGTTCTTCTCGTTCCTTGGTCTTGTTACCAATGACCGTTGTGCGGACAGGACCGTTAGGTGGGAAGATTTCCATCATTGCCTGTGAGACAAATCGAATAACTGCCTCACTAAGGATGGGATGTGATACGCCAGTGGCACCGTCAAAAGGAGTCGTCCGTTCTTCAATCTTGACCCCAAGTAGGTCTAAGCCATCAATGTAAGCCTCTTCCCATTCTCCACGGGAAGCACGGTCTTCATCGTATGCCGCCATAAGGTCTGAGGAAAGGAGAGAAAGTTCAGACTCTTCCATGTGTTCGGCTAAGTTGGCATTAAACGCTACCTGAGGCTCTTCTGACATGGGGGTGAAGTCCACTACGACACCACCATCTTCGTCATTTATAATAACCGCATCTGGGTTAACGACACCTATCTCTAGGGTATTGTCCTGTTGGATATCATCTTCTTCCATAGCTAATCCTTAATAGTAAGGTGTTCGTCTTGGCGGTTGCCAATAGGTTTCTTCTTCTTCAAAGTCATTGTATAGACTGAGAAATCCTCCCTGCCTAAACCTCATCAACGCCAAGGTCGTGCAGTCCACAAGGTCGTCATGCGCTCCATTAGGGAACGCCGCGCATTGTTCAACCAACTCTTCAGCCCATCTAGTACATGGATGCCATACAATACCGTTAGCGAAGATGTCAGTAATTGAGTTAACCCTCGACATTTTATCTTGACCGCGACTCGGAGTGTAATCAGTGACAGGAATGCCTGATGCTCTAAGTTCTTGTATAAGCGGTAAACCCGCCGCTTTTGCTTCGATAAGATATCCGTCAGGTTCATAAGCATAGTAAAGTTCCAATGCCCGGTTCTTGAGTTCCGGGAACTCCAGTTTCTCATTGACTGCGTCAAGTAAGATTATGTTCGGGACTGTCTGCCCATCCTCGTTTGGATGATTGAAAACGCCCCACGTTGTGATAGCCGAATAGTCAGACCTTGCATTCTTAGTGTGTGCTGTATCTATCGACTGAATAATGTAGTCACATTGTGGCGGACTGGATTGTCTCCACTCCTTCCAGTATTCCCTTTTGATTAGCGCACCCTCTTCGGAGGTGGGCTGTTGCTGATACTGCGCTGACCATTTGGATATAGGCAGTTCAGCTTTTAGGGCATCCAACTCCTCTTTACTCCAGAAGTCAGGCCACAACGGTTCGCCATCTTCGTACATGGCTGGAAGTTCAATGACTTCCCATTTATCAGAACCCTTACGTTCTTCTGATGACTGTAGGATTTGACCAGTCAGGTCAAGTTGATGCCACCTAGTCATCACAATAATAATAGCACCTCCCGGCTGGAGACGCTGTCGAGGACCAGATGCATACCACTCGTACACGCTATCAAAGTAATCGATAGACGGACTGATACCAGCAGTTTCAGAATGTGGGTCGTCAATGATAAGCAAGTCAGCACCACGACCTGTCATGGCACCGCCCACACCAACGGCGAAGTATTCTCCGCCACCAGATACGTCCCAACGCCCTGCGGCCTTTGAGTCAGCTCTCAGGGATACGTTTGGGAAAACCGACTTGAATGTTTCTGTATCGATAAGGTTACGAACCTTTCGACCAAATCGCACGGAGAAATCAGCGGTGTGGGTTGCCGCGATTATCTTCTTGCTAGGGTCTTTGCCCAACATCCAAGCGGGAAGGAGCCATGAAGTCAATTCTGACTTACCGTGACGAGGAGCGATGTTGATGATTATTCGCTTCAACTCGCCATTTGCTACCTTCTCAAACTTCTCCGCCATAATGCGGTGATGCGGACCTTCGATAAAAGAAGGCCACATAGACCTTACGAAGCCAAGGAAGTCATCCTTCGCACCTTCCAACTTCTTAGCTTCAGCCCATTTAGCTAGGGCTTGACTGACTGCTTCGTAGTGTTGAGGTGGAAGTTTATCTAGGTTTTCTAGTATATTGCGAGCAGACGCTTCCATACATACAAAATAACACTAACTTGTGGCTCAATGCCTATATTTGTTAGCGGTTGTCTCCAGAGCCTGAAAGAGTACCCTTCTCCTTGCGGACTCGTAGCTTCTCTATGTTGGCGATTGCGATTGACTCCAGACCAATGTCAAGGTCTGAACAAATCTGTGAGATGTACCACAGTACGTCACCCAGTTCCTTACGGATTTCCAAACGGTCATGTTGTGAGAACTCTCCGCCCTTATCGCGGATAATCTTTTTAATCTTGTCTGCCACCTCTCCAGCTTCACCAGCCAGACCAAGTGTCGGGTATACCACGGCATACTCAGTTGGGTAGATTGCTGTCTCGCGAGACTTCTGCTGATACTTATTAAAGTCCATCATCATGGCTTAAACTTCCTTCCTCTAAAGAATACTATTAGGTTCACCACAGTATTAATGGTAATCGCTACCAGAATCCACCATTGCCACCACAGTAAATCTAACCCACTACATTCTATCATTGACTCGTAACTAGCTGACTCATATCTATTAATGCGCCAACGCTACGGTGTCCATCTCCGCCTTTGGCATATTTCTTCTTCTTCACCGCCTCATCGACTAAAGTCTTCAGGCGTTCTGTGGGGATGATTATGGTACAGATGTCGGTAATAAAAGCCCATAACTCCGCCTCGGTTGTGTAGATGCCAGAGGATTTACCGTTACATTCAAACTCCACATAGACCCTATTGGTCTTGTGTGCTATGAAATCACGCTTCACCTCTATTGTATCGCCCTCAAGAAGTCCCCCCAACCACCTTTCAGCTTCCTGACCACGTTTCAAATCGTAACGAAAGTCAGTACAATAGTGCATTACTTGTCCATCTCCTCTATAAGCCAGTCGAGGTAGACCCTGCACTTCTGCAAGTCCTGTACCCCGTTCTTATACCTGAACCTCCAGAGATACTTCATGGAGTTTCCTTGGCAGTAATAAGAAAAGCCCTCTGGACCGAGGGCGGCACGGATGGCTTCGATGCATTCAATCCCTGCCTGATTATAGTGTGATGGCTTGTTGACCAAATCAGAAGAAGAAGTCTGCATCTTTTTTGCGTTCTGCTTCATTAACTCGTCCTGTTCCCTCAGGTCTCTTAACATCGCCTGATAATAGCCTTCTCTCTTCTTCGGCTCGGTTTTTTTCGATGACCAACTGACGGCACGAATCTTCCCACTTTCCACCGTGGTGGATGAATTGTCCTGAGGCGAGTGCGACCCAACTGTCGTCACAGGCTCTGAACCACTCTCCGCATCCATCGCATTGGATTGGTTGTGTGTTGGTACTTCTTTTGGATTGTTTGGCACTACGCTTCCCCCTGACCACTGACTTCTTCTCCCTTGTTTCCCCGTATGGCTGTCTCTGCCCCCATCAGGAACAGAACCCACGCCTGTTCCTCTTCGTCTATCTCGAAAGCGGCTAGGTTAGCAATCGCCATGCTGAACCATTTAATCATCTTCTCCTCATCGAAGTCGATTTCGCCGTCTTCATCTTCCCAGATAAGTCTGTTTGGAGTCTGCATAGGGGGTTGCCTCATCTCTAATAGGGAGGAAAAAAGGAATTAGAAAAAGACAACCCCCTGTCTCCAGCTATGGCCTGTGACCACTACTTACCCTAACCCGTAAATGACTGAAGGGTCAACGAAAAATTGCAAAAAAATTTTTGACGGCTAGGATTCCTTGGCGTTTCTGGGGTTTTTGGGGGTAACGGTCAGGGAAAGGGGTCGGCCTTTGTCACTTTTTGGGGATTATTGGTGTGTAATAGTATGTATAGTGCATGTGCGTGCGCGGCGGCACAGGGGGGGTGGGGGATGGACACCTTATAATTATATCGCGAGTAGGTACACCCCGATTTCTGCCCCATCTGAGACGGTAATCGCATTCGGCATGGGATGGAAATCGTTACTTTTCAAACAGTTGCACTACCGTGTCATCCTGCAATGCGTCCGCAATCGCTTGCTGGAGTTCAGTTTCAGCCTGTTTAGTGCTGATGGTCTGGGTTGTTTCCAGTTTTTCTGCCGCGAATGCATCCACGCCCTGCAATTTGCCTATCAACTCCCATGCCCTGACCCTTGCGGCTGGGCTTTCGGCTGTCTGAGCCTCTGCCAGCAGTCCATCTGTGACACGCTGGCGAAGCGAGACCCCCTGCAAGCGATGCTGTTGCACAATATCAGCGTTTAACTGGTCAATGCGCTGGGTGACGTTGAGGTTGTCCAACAATCGACATGCCTCTGCCCTGATGCTGGCTGGTTTCATCTTGTCTGTGTCATACGAAGCCCTGTATGCCGCGCTGGCATTGCCTTTACTGTCACCCTTCACATAAGCCTGACAGAATGCTTCCTGCTTTGCGGTCAGCCCGTGACCCGTTGTGTTCTTTTTACTTGCCATTGCCTCTATTCCCTTCCCCTGCATTGTATCATCCCCCTATAGGTCAGTGCGGCATTTTCCGCGCCCTTGCAGGGCTTTCACCCCTGTCTAAAATTTTTTTGACTTTTTTTGCATCTGCCCCTTGAAACCTGTCAAACAACTCACCATCTCAGGGTTGAGGCCGAAGGTGGGTCTCGATTTTGTCCTACGGGGCAACCGCTATTTGACATTGTGTATCGCGCAAGGCTTCGGCCTTCACTAGTCCGCCCTCTGGTCTGTTGGCAGTCGGTTCAGGATTGGCTTAAGGATTGCTCTGGCAATCCACTCCCGTCCCCCGATACTCCGCATGACTGGTCAGGCGTTCTTAAAAGCGCGGCTGTTTCTCATTTGAATATTCTTTTTCGCTAGTTGGTTTCATCACCAGTTGACCCAGTGGACACTGTCCCTGTCGCCACAGATGCATTAGACCCCAGCGCGGACTAACAAACACCCGACAAGAGGTGCCGCGCCACGGGGCAGGAAAAAATCCAAGGTAAATGCTGACTAAATCGTCAGAGCCTTTCCCATCAACAGGATGCTATTGAGTACAGACACCCACAAAAAGCCCGAACTAGGGCAGGGCGTGTGATGACTGTCAGGGGCATAACCCCCTTTCAGAATTGTGTTTGCGTTGCACGGCACGGGTAATACCCCGACACAAACCAACAGAATGACCCACTCACGGGTTAGCCTTTCGAGGCTGGGCGGTGCTGACCGCCCTATTGCATCAAGTTGCCGCAGTTATCTGCCAGCAACATCAGCCAGTGACCAGCCACCCTGATATGCCAGAGCCTATCACGCAGGGCAGTCACTGAGGAAAACAGTTTCGGCGGCAGGGTTAGTTGATGACCCTGCCACCTTGTAAGGGCAAGGTCTTCTCCCTGCCTTGTCCTTACACGGTGGACAATCCACCGCCTTGGAAACTGTCAGAGAGGTAAGACAATGACGCAAAGAACTATCAAAAACCCCGTCAATCTTGAACTTGCAACCATCATTCACGGTGCCGTGATTAAGGCGATGCAAGTCAGGAAAGACAATTTTGCGACTAACGCAACACCATACGCGCTGGCACATAGAATGGCTGGCGAACTTGGTCAGGCTCTATTCGGCCTGAACACTTGGGGCGATGATGAACTGGCTGACCAATGCCGTGAGGTTCATCGAATTGCCATGAACTTCCTTGAAACCGATATCAAATATGCCCAAAACTTCGGGCAGGAAAGAGGTGCGGCATGATGCTGTTAAAATCCCTGAGAGAAGGTGCGCTGGCTTGGCTGGCGTTCCTGCTTGTCCTTGAAATCGATGACATGTCTATGGTCATCACCTATGCGGCTGGGGCTGTTGGCCTCTTCTATACCGTGTCTGCCCTATATAGCCTTGAGGCTGTATTTGGTCTTCGTTCTCATAAGAGTGTGCGATAAGCCTCGCCACTCTGTGGCTTGATTATTTCTAATCAGCCATTATCTAGTCAATGTTAGTTAGTAGAAGGAATGCAATCACCATGACTACAATCATCCAAAAATCTGCCGTTATCTGCCGCCTTAACATTCGTATGTGCGGCTTTGAAAAAACCGACAAGGGCGTGTCCAGCGAGGTTGCCGACAACAAGTCAGCCTCTGATGATGCTGGGCGGTACGTCAAACGCCTGTTTGCTGGTAACCCTATCCTGAAAGAAATCGCAAAGGTTCGAGGCAAGGCGCGTAACGTCAACAAAGCCCAAACCCTGCGCTATCTTGACGGGCAGGACTTGTTGCCAGTCGGTAACTTTGACCACCACAGTGAATTGATGACAGATTACAAAGACCTGTTTGACGCACTGTCTGAGGACTTCTTTGCTGAGTATGAGACGCACCGCGATGCCCAACAGGTGCGGCTGGGTGATATGTTCGATGCAAACGAATATCCGCCCGTCTCTGTTCTGCGTGGCAAGTTCCAGTTCAATATCTCTTATGAGCCTCTGTCTGACGGTAACACCTTCGACAAGATGTTCGGCAATGCTGAGATGGAACAGCAGATGATTGCTGACGCAGAAGCGCAGATGCAATCACGCATTGACGAGGCAATGCACCAACTTTACACGCGACTGCTGAAGACGGTGGACTGCTTCAATACAGCGATGCGTAACTATCAGCCCAAAACAGCCAACAGCAAGGCACTGGGTACTTTCAAAGATAGCATCGTGGGCAACATGATTGACATCTGCGAGGTTCTGCCCCGTCTCAACCTGACAGGTGACGCTGACCTTGCCAATTACTGTGAAATGGTCAAATCCAAACTGACCAACTACGATGCGGCTGACCTTCGCGAAGACGAAAGCCTTCGCAAAACAGCGGCTGACGAGGCACAGGCTATCCTTGACCAAATGGCAGGGTACGGGATGGCGGCATGAATGACTGCCAGTATGACCTTGAGGAGTGTATCAGGATGAAAACGCACGGCGACATCACTGAGTGGGCAACCATGCGTAAACGCGCATGGGATGAACACAGACAAATATGCCGTAGGCAGGGGGTTCCGCCCCTGCCTTGGGAAACCTTCAAGCGTCTGGTCATGAGGCTGGACACTTTCCAAGAGATGGTGGACACGGGTGTGCTTCAAGCCAGACGCATCACCGCATCTGCCACCATCATCCCCCTTGTGTCTAACAATACTTGACATTGTGAGTTGTTAGACTTATCTATGTTTTGTCAGTAGGAGAAACAAATGCAAAACAATGAAATGAACATCGCCACCGTGAAGCCTTCTGAGTGGAAGGACTTCATCAAAGTCTGCCTGTCGGCTGACCTTCCCACCATGACATGGGGTGCCTCTGGCATTGGCAAGTCTGACGGTCTTCGCCAGATTGCTGAAGAAGAGGGGTACACAGATGTCATCGACATTCGACTGTCAGTGACTGACCCGACTGACCTGAAGGGCATCCCTGTCCCTGATGTTCAGGCTGGGTTTGTGCGCTGGCTTCGTGACCAGCGTCTGCCGACTGACCCAAAGGCAAAAGTGATTGTCCTGCTTGACGAGGTCAATTCAGGAACACCCATTGAACAGGCAATGGCTTATCAGTTCACCCTCGACAAGGCTATTGGCGACTATGTCCTGCCAGAGAATTGCCGCATCGTGTGTGCTGGTAACCGTGTCTCTGACCGTGGCGTTGTCAACACCATGCCAGCCCCACTGCGTAACCGTCTGGTTCATGTCGAGTTGGTGCCTGATGTCGATGACTGGACAACATGGGCAAGCAAGAATGATATCGTGCCTGAGTTGGTTGCGTTCATTCGCTGGAAGCAAGACCAGTTGCACCACTTCGAGCCTGAGTTCACCGCCTTCCCGTCACCGCGTTCTATCGCGATGCTTTCCAGCATCCTGAAGAAACGCCCATCATCTTCACTCGAACATAAACTGGTCGAGGGCTGTTGTGGTCGTGGCTTCGCGATTGAGTTCACTGGGTTCCTCAAAGTGTTCCGCTCACTGCCTGATGTTCAGCGCATCAAGACTGACCCTGACAGTGTCGAGGTTCCATCTGACCCGTGTACTCTGTATGCGATGGCATCCAGCGTGGCGCGTATGGCTGACCAGTCCAACATGGACAACGTCATGAAGTACACCAAGCGTCTGGGTCGTGAGTTCCAGTTGCTGGTACTGGGTGACATCAGTGCGCGTGACACCAATCTGTGCAAGAACAAGTCCTTCATCGACATGAACTGCGACTTGAAGAAACTTGCCCAGTCATAAATAAATTATTGACGGGGGTGTCAACATGCCCCCGTCATCTGTTACAATCTAGTTGTGAGGTAGAAATGCAAGACGATATTCAAAACATCATCGACAAGACAAAAGTCGTGACGCTTCTTCATCAGCCATTCTTTGGCACTGGTGCATCTAAACTTGAGTGGTCAATGGATAATGACATCACCAAGACTGCTTGCACAGATGGCACTTTCATCAAGTTCAATTCAGACTTTCTTCTATCCCTTGACCAGCCCAAGCGTATTGGCCTGACTGTTCATGAGGTGATGCATGTGTACGGCAAGCATCATCTGCGGCGTGGCAAGCGTGACCCCAAGTTGTGGAACATTGCCTGTGACTATCAAATCAACCTGTGCATTCAAGATGCCATCGATGCTGAGAAGGCTAGGCGTGGCGGCGTGTCATGCATGGAGTTGCCTGAAGGTGCGTTGCTTGATGACAAGTATCGAGGTCTATCAGCAGAGGATATCTATTCCCTGCTTGAGGCAGAACAGCCACCCATCAATGTGAAGCCTACTGGTTCTGGTGATGGTGACGGTAACGATGACCAGCCATCTTCTGGCAACGACATCGGCACACCATCTGATATTGGTCAGTCATGGGGTGATGTTATCGACAGCCCTGCTGGCTCGCCATCTGAAATTGCTGATGCAGAGGCAGAGGTCGAAGTAATGGTCGAACAGGCACACAATCTTGCCAAGTCTCGCGGCAAGTCATTCGGTGCGGCAGAAGAGTTGGTCAAGTCATACAAGAAGCCAACCGTTGACTGGCGTTCAGTTATCCGCGCCATGATGCAGTCAATCAGCAAGGTGGACTATACATATCAGCGTCCGCACAAGTACGGTCATCACATCATGTCGTCTGTCGGTGCGTTCATCCCAGACTATCATCGTGAGAACGTGGGTGAGATTGTCTTAGCCATTGACACATCAGCGTCTGTTACTTGGGACGAGGTGCAACAGTATTTGGGTGAGTGTCAGTCCATCATGGAAGAACTTCAGCCAGCCAAGGTTCACATCGTTCAGTGTGATGCCCGTGTCCAGCATGTCGATACATTCGAGATGGGTCAGCCCCTGTCTATCGACAAGGTGCATGGTCGTGGCGGTACAGATTTCCAGCCAGTGTTTGACTGGGTGGAAGAAGAGATGGACACCAAGCCAATGGCATTGGTGTACCTGACAGATGGGTATGCACCAGCACCATCTGTCCCTGACTATCCAGTGTACTGGGCAGTCACAAGCGAAGCACAGGGTCACCTGTTTGGTGAGGTTGTGTCGGTCAACATCGGTCAGTAGGCGAAGGGGGTGATTACCATATCCTACACCATTGAGAAAGGCATCCCTTTTGAGGATGTCCAGTCGCATCGCAAGCCATACAAGCGTAAGTCACGCTATGATGTCTTGAACAAGATGGACAAGGGTGACAGCATCGTTGTCTCATCTAAGCGTGAGGCTGGCCTTGCCCGTGCGTTTGCAACACGCAACGGCTTCAAGGTCAAGACTAAGCGCATCGATACGCGCAAGTATCGTGTCTGGAAATCAGACGTAGTGTAACCATACCACGGGGGCAGGGATGTCCTGCCCCCTTCCTTCAACCCCTGTCAGAGGTGACAAAATGCTTACATCAAAATCAATCATATCCCTTCTTCAATCAGACAATCGAAAGGTAAGGGAGTACACGCAGTATCTGCTTCACAAACAAAGCGCAGAGGCTGGCAAAGAGTTCTTCTCTCAGTTTGGTATTGACTGGTCATACGCAGACGTATTCGAGAAGCGATACTACGACATGCCCAATATTGTTCGAGAGTTCGATAGGCAGTGGGCTTCTCTTATCGATAGCATCGATGACATTCAAACCGCTCGAAAGGAACTGCAAGAACCTGTCGAGGAGATGGGATTGCAATCCATCATTGCCAAGGCAAGACGGGCAAACAAGTGGGGTCTTGATGGTGAGTACTGGCTCAGTCAACTTGATGCAAACATTCGACCAAACCTGAGTTGGATGATGGACAGTGGTGTGCAAGACGGTAAACAATACATGCGTCTCACCGCAAACGTCACGGTTGACAGGGATACTGGTAAGATTACCAACACCCATCCCTATGAAGTAAAGACCGTGTCTCTGGACATCCCACTCATGTGGCACAAACATCTTTCATTGATTGGTCAGGCTGTGATTGACAACAAGATTGTCCTGTCTGTCAGGCCGCTTGGGATGTTTGGTGATGTCGAGGGCTTTGCCGCCAAGGTTGCGGTCAAGGGTCTCAAAGCATACGACTGGCGTACTGAAGATGTTTACATTGGCAAGTTCACAGACACCGTGCAGATTTGTAAGTCCCGTATGCACATCAAATCTGTTGCCAAGCGTAAAGCATCTGCTGAATTTACGGATGAACTGCTGGCGAGTTTTGACTAATGGACAAGCGCATGCGTGACATCAGGAAACTTATCAAACGTGAGGGTCTTGATGTCCTTAACATAACCACAGGCAAACACATAAACATCACTGTCACTGACGGGTCAGTGGTGTTCAGTGTGGTAGCATCTATAACACCGTCCTGTCACAGGGCAAGTCGCAACCTACGTTCACACCTGAGGAGAGGTATCCGTGAGGCACAAGAGAAATCCAATGGCTCAACGTCTAGCCAACCCCCTCTTCAGGAAGAGGGTAGTTAAACAACAGAAGGGGAAGGGTAGTTATGCAAGAAAAGGAAAGCATCCAAAACCTTATCGACTTTCATCAGAGGATGATGAACGAAGCCGCGATGGCTGACAGCAAACACCTCTATGATATACATCGTGAAGCACTGGTCAAACTTCAGGATGAATTAGACAACATTCATGACCCATTTATGGAAGGATATCCAGTATGAAGTATAAAAATGTAACTGTATTCACTGGGGCTGGAGTGTCAGCCGACAGTGGATTACCCACGTTCCGTGACCCCAAGGGATTATGGGACAACCACAACCCTGACATTGTCTCGTCAGTCGGTGGCTTTGAACGTAACCGTGAGGAGTTCATGGACTTCTGGGACACAGCCCGTGGCTATTTTCAGGGCGATAACTTCAAACCAAACAAGGCACATGAAATTCTTGCGATGTGGGAACGCTTGCAACATGAACATGGTGGCGAGTTCAATCTGATTACCACCAACGTGGACAACTTGCATGACCTTGCTGGTTCAAGTGACCCTATCAAAATCCACGGCGACATCTTGGTCAATGGTCGTGAGTATGAGTATGAAGTCGAAGGCAAGGTGTTTAGTTGGCACATGCCTGACGTTGTTCTGTTCGGTGACAGTAAGCACAGGGCAGATGATATGTGGAGAGCCGTTGCCAAGGCTGACTTGTTTGTGTGCGTTGGTTCGTCACTGTCCATCGGTGGTGACGATGCCATCATATACAATGCCAAAGACCAAGGTGCTGTCACAGTTGAGATTAATCCAAACCCAACAGGACACGCTGGCTTTGACGTTGTGATACCTAAGTCCGCAAGCGAAGGTCTTGAAGACCTGACAACCTTACTGTGGGGAAAGGGATGAAAAGTAAAATGCATGAACGCTATTTAACCGCACGGCACAAATACAGGAACAAGTATGGTCGTGTAACCTCAGGTGACTTTCTTAAGAGGTGTAATGAAAATGATACGTTACTCAAAGACACAGTCGAGATTGCCTACTTACTCGGTGAGTGGCGCAGTCAGCACAGGCGCAACATCAAAAGCAGGAAGTACCAGTCGGTATACCGCGTCAAGAACCGCGACAAAGTCAGAACATACCAACGTGACTACAAGCGGAAGCTACGCGGAAGCAAGGCCTTTGTGTATTCAATGCCAAAGCAAAGCTGATGCTGTGATTGGTGATGTGTATTATTGTGCGTACCACGCACTTAGGAAACAGAAAGGCGGGTAACACCGCCTTTCTTTTACCATTGTCTCGTCAGTAGGAGAATGTAATGAGTATTTGCAAGCAATGCATGAAGCGCAAGAGTGAAATCAACTGGCGTAACTATCCATACATACGTCCTCACCTTCTCTGGGTAGATACCAAAGGTATATACCATTTCTATCCAGACTATGAGGACATTACATATTGCAGAGAGGAAGTGTTCCATGAAGCGAGTTCTGTACATCATAACTGTGGCTACATTCCTTCTGATATTCCTGTGAGGTAATCATGAAAATAATTTCAAGGGACGATGCAATTAAGCTAGGCCTGAAGAATTATTTTACAGGCAAGCCTTGCAAGCATGGACACATATCGGAACGACAGGTTGCCAATCATGTTTGTGTAACCTGTAGAAACAAAAGACAACGTGAACGTGCTAGACTGGTCAGGGTGTGGAGTGTCGATGGACAGCGCAGGAAACAGGCTAGACAAGCCGCAATGGAAAGCGGTGCATCCACATATTTTCACGGCATACCATGTAAGAATGGTCACGTTGCACCAAGGCAAACGTCAAACGGTGCGTGTACTGAATGCACATATCAGAGAAACAAGACTGATAAGGTTAAGCAGTACAAGAAACAACACAAGAAAGATAACAGAGACAAGTATCTGCAACACCAAAGGAGAAGACGCGCAGAAAACTTGGAAGAAATGCGTGAGTATCATCGCAACTATTTTCAGCAAAACAAAGAACGTCTCGTTGCACAAAGCAGAAGGAGACACCTTGAGAGGTTGAAAGAAGAAGATGGATACCGCGATAAGGTAAAGGCACAAAGAAAAAAATGGCGCGTTAATAACCGTGCCTACATGTGTCAGTACTCAAGCATGAGAAGCAAGAGGGTGGCACAAGCGACACCGTCTTGGGTAAATGTTGAAAGCCTTATCCTTAAATATAAGGAAAGGGAAACTATGTCGCGGCTAACTGGCGTGACACACCACGTTGACCATCGCGTTCCCATAAAGGGTAAAAATGTATGTGGTCTTCATGTGCCGTGGAACTTAAGGGTTATCACGGCTGAACACAACCTATCAAAACATAACAAGTGGAGTAGTAAATGACTTATGAAGAGGTCGTAGTGCAAGTGTCAGGAAACTACCTGACTGATTTTCTTCCAGCAAACTGGAACAAAATGGAAGAGAAGGAACTTGATGAGTTCCTTGAGAGCCATTCATGGGAACCCTTGGAATATTGGGACACCAATGATGTGTGGGAACTAATCATGAATGCGGCAGACACCGCATGGAAAATGATTAACAGACTGCACCGTGATGAGATTGCAGTGAAGTGGAATATCGATGACATCAAGTCTCGTGATAACTCGTTAACTGATGATGAATGCAGGAACGTACTTGTGTCACTGAAGTCAGACCACGATGCAACGATTGGCATCAACTGGGATGTCATTGATGAAACCATTTACTGGGAGAAAAGAAAAAATGTCTAATGATTATCAAACTCAAGAACAGATAGATGCATGTGACTACGTCACTACCATACGATGGGGCATCGAAGAACCCTTCAAGGAAGTTACTTATGGCTTCAAAACAAAGGGTGAATATTGGGCATTCATGATGGGTGTCGAACAGTCCAACGGATGGATGGAATACGAAGAGGTTCAGGAAGATGAATAAGTACAAAGTGACGTTTACTATAGAGGTGAACACTGAAGCATCAGATGAGAGTGAAGCGATGAATATTGCCCTAGACTGTGCAGATTGGGGCAATGCTGATGTTGACGTAGAGGAGTTGGACGAAGATGTTAGCTGAAGCAATCGTGTGTTTAGCACTCAATGTATATCATGAAGCAAGAGACCAGCCTTTCAAAGGTCAGATTGCTGTGGCACAGGTTGTAATGAACCGTGTCCATGATGACAGATATCCCGATGATGTTTGTTCTGTAGTAAAGCAAGGACAGACATACTCTTGGAAGCCAGACTTCCCCATTCGAGACAGGTGTCAGTTTAGTTGGTACTGTGATGGCAAGTCAGACAAGGCGCGTGACAAGATTGCTTGGCAACAGGCAGTGATGATTGCACACGGCGTTTACTACAGTAATGTCTATGACTTGGTTGACGGTGCCACACATTATCATGCCACCTATGTCCTGCCCGACTGGGCTGAGACAAAGACCAAGGTCTCTGAGATTGGAGACCATGTGTTCTATCGTTGGGAACAGTAAAGGAGAATGTATGACTGACTGGTTCAGCGTAGATGAAAGAATGCCTGAGGTTGGGCAAAGGGTAGAATACTACTTCGCGCCTAGCCCAGACTTTGTAATCCAGAGTACGGGTAAGTTCGATGGGTATTATGTAGATGAAGATGGTAACGAGTACCGTGCCATGCATATCTTTGTCGGAGACCAAGGGGGATGGCTGACTGGTGACGTTACCCACTGGAGACCAGTCGAGTAAAAGAAAAGGGCGACCCGTGAGCCGCCCCTTTCCCGTCAGTAGGTAGTATGGGTAATGCAAAACCCATGCCACTAATATACTACCCGACTTCCCCCAACTCAAGCCCCACACCAAAAGCGAGTACGCTAAATGTATCTGGCGTACTTGCCCATTATTTTATCTAGTTCATCCAACGCATCGCGCAACATAGACATGCCGTGCTTCCTAACATTGCCGCCGTACTTACGCTGTTGTTCCCTCATGCTTTCGTCAAACACAACTACGTTACGCATGATTGATAGACTGTCAGCCGATGCCTTACACTTAACAAACTCTTCCACCTTACCCAAGATGATACGAGCCTCTGCTTGTTTGTTAGTAATGACAGGCTTGCCAGTGCCAACCTTCATCTTTCCAATCTGACTTACAACATGGGGAGTTGCTTGAGCCAAACTTGCTAGACTGAAATACCAGTTAGCCGCTTGGTGCTGGCTGTGGTTTATCTTTCCATCTAATATATACCTGTCAATCTGTCTTTGGTCTATGCGTCTCATGCGGGTTTTGTTTTTATCTGCCCACTCAAGGCGCATGACCCCAGTATCTGTCTTTAATATTTTGTCTTTAGACTTCTTCGTACTCATGGAAATGCGCTGTGTCCTCATCGTATGTATATAGCACCTGACCACGCTTACCAATGATGTCCTCATATCTGGACTTGGCTATACGCGCCGCCGTAATGCTGTTGTTCCTATGCACAATCATGCCAAGGTCTGCTTTATTATACCACATAGCAGACTGTTCGATGTCATAGAGTGTAGGTATCTCTACGTTACCGTCTTTATCCTTATTGATTTTGCGAGGGTGTGCAACAACAACCACATGTACATTGTGCTTTGCCGCGAACCTCTTAAGGTTCTTGATAAACCACCCGATGTAGATGGTCATACTTTCACCTTCGGTGTTGTGTTCCATCTCATTAAACGGGTCAATGATAATTACATCACAGTCTTGTTGCACAACTGCCACTGACATCTTTTCAAGAAGCCAGTTGATATCCACACTGTCTTCCCAACTTGGATAGATAACCCTGAAGTGTCTGTCCAGCCAATGGCTAAACTCAGTTGCATCCTTCTCTTCCATATACTTGGCGTGAGTAGGTGAGATGCGCTTCTTATATTCCCAGAACCACCACTTGCGTAACGCCCTGAGATGGTCAGTCTGTGGTGCTTGCTCGAATGATGCAAAGCACACACGCATGTCATGGTTCTTCACCAAGTTACACATCATGTGATTGAGGAAGGTTGACTTGCCCGATGATGGGACACCAGTCACAACGGTGAAGTCACCGCGTCTTAACTTGAAGTGATGGTCAAGCGACCCCATACCAAGATTGTAGACGGGACGCTCGTCAATATCAGGCAGTTCATCAAAAGAGTACACACCGTCAACTGGGAACCACTTCGCCCGTGCTATCGTTTCGGTTACGCCCTTCTCTCCGTATGACTTAAGCGCATCATTGAGGTCTTTGCAACCCTTGGGATACGATACGAACTTGCATCTTGTCTTGCCCAGCCTGACAGCAAGGTCTTCCCTGAGTACCTGACCGTTGGTATCTCCGTCAGTACACAGTATAATCTCTGTACAATTCTCCAGTAACCCGATGATGTCTCGCACATAAGAATACTTATGTGATACACCGTCACGTTCTGGCTCAATGTTCTTTGAAGGCGCACCGTCAGGTACAGATATAGACCTGATGAAACCACACTGTACTGCGGCGATGCAATCCCACTCGCCCTCTGTGATAATGACTGGTAAATGGTTAATGCTTTCATCCAGAAGTACCTCTCTGTTCCAGACTACTTTCTCACCGCCCTTGTCCTGAGACCAAGGCGGCAACCCATCGACCCCCCGATAGTTCTTGTACTTATGATTTACAACCTCGCCATCCTTGTAATAAGGCAGGGCAATAACATCAGTACCACGCTGACTTAAGCCGTAGACCCCCATTTTTAGGGCGATTTCTACGTCCAGTCCCCGTTGAATTATGTAATCCGTTGCTTCGCTGGTTAGCGGTGTCGAATCCTGAACGCCAACCGCAGTTGTGGCAGATGACATATATGTCTCCTTCCTCTGGATGCTTTACACCCAGACACCTATCTGACTTTTTTCTTCTACTGTCCGAACACTTGGGGCATCTGCATCTGCGCCAACCGCTGAACGTACCACTACTTAGGACGGAGTCTAACTCGCTACCAAATGCACCGTGTCTGTCGAGAAACTTATCTACCGTAGACATTAGAAACTATCCCACTGCTTGTTAAACACGGCAGTGTCCGATGTGTCCTTAACCTCAAGCCATCCTTCCCAGTGTCCCTCGTTCAGGAATTTCTTGGGATTGTAAACGAACTGTCCGTCAGACTTCTCTGCCGCGTAATTCTTTGCCGCCAATATTAACTGGTCAATGGTTGCCCCAGCTTTGACAGCAGAAGTAAATGCACCGTGCGCTGAGTTCCTTCCAGTGCGAGGCCATCGCCTTGGCTTTCCGTTCTCAAGAGTTCCGCAAGGGTAGGCTGAATGAAACTCATCCCACCCCTTGGTGCTTATATTTCTTTCTTCTTTATTATTATTTTCTTCTTTATGTGTCAACTTATGGACGGATGCTGTGTCATTCTTGTGACCGTTGGATTGATATTGTTCGTAATTACAAACAGTTATGCGTGTCAATCCTGTTGTCACATCTGTGACAATCATGTGGCACTCTTCAAGCCTCTTCAGGAAGCGAGATACCTTCTTCACATCCCACTTGACGTAGTCACACAGGTTCCTGAGGCTAGTGAAAAACTGCCCCCTCTTGACGCTTTGATAATGTCCGTTGATTGTAGTGTGAGTGTCCTGCCAAGCGGCTCTCTCTATAATATGGAGCCATACGATGCGGTCATCGTTATCCTTGAGGACTGGGTTGTCCATCCAACCCCTGTGCATTTTATAGTAACCTACTGACTTCACATTACTACCCCCTTTAGTCGAGGTATAGAAGAAGGGCGAGGCACTGTCAAGCACCTCGCCCCTGATTTTACACGCCGCAACTGCCGCCGTGCTGAGTGATGTCGCAGATATCGTGGGTCTCCACGGCCTCTTCAAACTCTGTCCCCAGCTTCTCGACTGCCTCTTTATAAGGCACAGATGTCAGCGGCTGACCGCCTCTCGCCCCATCTGGATAGCAAGTAAAGCCACGAAGACCGTGCGCGTACTTTGCCAGTGTGCCAGCAAACTGTTCGACAGTGTCCTCGTTGTTAAGGGGTGAACCCCACGAAGGCAGATTGATTGTAGAGGATATTGACATGTCAACGTAAGACTGAACATCGAACTGGAACTTCATCCGCCGCTCATAGTCTTCAGCCAAGTCGATGGCGGACTCAATCTTGTTTGGGTCTGCACCATACACATCAATCATTTCCTGTGCCGCCGCATCAACAACATACTGATAGTGCCACCTGTTGTTCTTGAGGTAGCGTCTCTTATAAGCAACAGCGAAGATTGGCTCGACACCAGTCGTGGTTCCAGCGATGATACCGATGGTTCCAGTCGGTGCTACTGCACGTTTGGCAACAGGACGGGAGATACCAAGTTCATCAGCAAACTTATCTGCCGTACCGTTTGAGACATCCTGATACACCCTGAGCCACCGATGCAACTCATCAGTCACCTCGTACTTTTCGTTACGGGCAATCAACCACTCATGAAGACCCATCAGACCCAGACCGAGGCGGCGGTTCTTCTCCCGTGTCTCATAAATCTTCTCGTATGGAAGCTGTGCCACGATAGTTCCACACACGAGGAACTTGGTGACCAAGTATACAATACTATTTAACTGGTCAATGTCATCGATACGGGCGAAGTTCAGGCTTGCAAGGTTACACAAGTCGGAGTCATCCGCGCTTGTCACTTCTGTGCATGCGTTACGAAGTGTCTCGTTCTCTTTGTCAAAGAAGTTGAAAGAGAAGCCCGGCTCCGCAGTCTGCATTGCCTGACGACAGTTCTTCATAAAGACATCGCCAACCTCACCAGTCTTCCAGTAATTAAGAAGCCACTCCGTGTCGTAGTTGACAGAGATGTTGGTCATGTCAAGGGGTGCAGGGAAGTTGAAGTCGTCCTGCTTTGCATCGAACAGTGTGTAACCTGAGTTACCGATTGGCATGTCGTGCCAGTTCTTTGCGTTGAGGAAATCCTGAATATCGCCATGCTTCCAGTTAAGTGATGCGTAGATAGCAGAACGGCGTGAGCCACCCTGCATTACAGACCGACCAATCTCGTTAATCATACGCATCTTGGTGACCGCACCTGACGCAGTTCCGCCTGTACCACCGAGTGCTGACCCTGCTGGACGGTACACTGAGTAGTCAATACCTATTCCACCACCAGTCATCAGGCAACTCTCTGCCTTCCAAGAAAGGTTCGCCCAATCTTCACGGGTATCCTCTTCGGCACGGAGAAGGAAACAGTTATTAAAGAATTTATTTTTGCGACCAGCGTAGTAGAGGTAGCGTCCGCCAGCTACCCAACGAAGATGTGTCAGGTGGTCAACCAACTCATCCTTCTCATCCTGAGGCATCATGTCACGACACACATCCTCAACCAGAGTTCTTGACAACTCTGCCCACGTTGTTGCGTTCTCATGTGCGTATTTTGTATTGAAGATGTCCTCAGAAAATTTCGTCCGAAACATCGGATTCTTGTTCGACTTCCATGTCATCAGTCAGTTTCCTTCCTTGCTTGGCGAATGTATCTCGCCATTCGATTAGAGATTTCTTTGCTTCTGTGTCGCCCTTGGTAAGGCGTTTGGCAAAGATAACTATTGCATCCTCTGGTATGGTTGCGGCTTCACAAACTTCACGGAAGTCAGTCCCCCCTCCGAGAAGCCACTCAGTCGCTTCCCGTTTTATTTGTTCGTGTTTCCACTCAGGCCATGAGGGATTTATGGAACGTCCGAGTCCTGCGGCATCAAGCAACGCTTGCAGTACTACGGCTCTCCACATTCTGTTTATGCTTTCTAGCGAGACCCCAGTCAACTATAATCTCCAGTGCGTCAGAGACTGAACGGGCAACAGCAACAGAACAACCGTCATCCGTCAGTCTCTTATGTAAATCTATTTGCGCTGGAGAAAGCCTTCCTGTTGTAGTCTTTATCTCAAGGCCGTAGTAAGCCCCCTGATAAATAAGCTGGATGTCAGGCCACCCAGCCTGAAGTCCAGCTTTTTTTAGTTTAGCACCTCTGACCCTGCCACCGCCACCAGCAGGAAAGGCTGTGAACAAAACTTTTTTCTTCAGCTTCTTGCGAAGCATCTCTACAATCTCGACTTGAAGAGTGTGTTCAGGCTCACGCCTGACCGTTCTTCTACGAGGTTTGTTCACTTTACGTTCTGTCGCCATGTTAAAAATGTTAATATAATTATGTTAATTTGTGAATCGTGTTGACAGAAGCGGCTACCTGTGGCACATTCTTGGTATGAAACTTAGTAAAGAAGTATTACCCGAATCCGTCAGGCGGTATCTTCAGTCAGAGAATTATGACGCTGGCTCAATACCAACCGACATCAGTGCAACCAGACTTAAGGACAGTCCGAGGGTCAATAGGTTGCAGAAAATGCACTACAAAGAAATCAAGCCTGACTACCTCAAGCGTGGCTTTGCCAAGCTGGGTGAGGCGTGGCATGGGTACATGGAACAGTACGCCCCAGAGGATTGGGTGTGTGAACAAAGGTTCTATGCATCGGCTGGTGACAAGTTAATCTCTGGTGCAATCGATGCCCTTGAGCCACACGATGGTGGCTACAACATCTGGGACTACAAGGTGATGACATCTTACAAAGCCCAGACAGAACTAAAAGAGTTTGAGGCACAGCTTAACATATATGCGTACATCCTCAGGCAGAATGACATGGAACCCAAGGGACTCTATATTAGTGGACTGATAAGGGACTGGTCTGACAAGCGTGTCACTGGCACATACCCAGACACAATGTTCCCTGTATTTGAGTTGCCCTTGTGGTCAAAAGCACAAGCGGAGAACTACGTCCATGAAAGAATACAACATCACTTTACCGAAGACCTTCCCCTCTGCACAGACGAAGAACGCTGGATGTCGAGTCCAAAATTTGCAGTCGTATCTCAGAAAACTGGGAAGGCCTTACGAGTTTTTGACACCGAAGAACAAGCCCTTGAGTTCCAAACCAAGGCACCCGTCAGTATAGAAAAGAGGAAGGCAGAACCTATTAGGTGTCAGAGGTTCTGTGAAGTGGCTGAGTTCTGTGACCAGTACCAGTCTGAACTATTTACTGAAGAGGTGCTAGGCGATGGGAAGTAAGATTGAAGATATCCAGAAAAAGATATCGAAGGCAACTGAAGGCAAGGTAGATATTCGCGGCAAGGATTATTCTACCGTTCCCTTGCGTGTAGAACTGTTCCGCCGTGACATGGAAGCAACAGACATTGAGTCGTTAGCCTCTGTGTTTACCAAGGTTCAGTTCCTTAAAGATAAGGTTGTGACACGGGCTTACCTCGCAGAAGAAATAGATGTCATCTTTACTGAAGAAGGTAAAGAGATTGTGCAGATGAAGAATGTAAAGTCTGTCGGCACATCAGAAGAAAACCGTGACGCACACCGCATTAATCAGACAAGCGCAGTAGAGAATAGTGAGACGAGTGCGATTGGGCGTATGCTTGCCGTACTTGGACTGCATGGTGGGCAGATGGCATCTGTCGAAGAGATTGAGAATGCCGTTAACACCGAAAAGGTAGTGGATTTACTGCCAAAAAATATGAACACAGATAAGTTTCTGCGACTTGCTAGTGAATGCAATTCCGTGGGGGCTATCAACAAACTTCTTGTAACCCACTCAAAGTTTTTTGATAGGTTGCAAGACGAAGACGAGACAGCATTCAAACAACTGAAAGAAGCTGTCTCTGAAATGAGGAAGAGTCTGCCAAAAACAGGAGAAATCTAATGGCTGAGTATGACAATAACTTGCGTGGTGCCTTGTTCCGCAACGAGAAGAAGGAAAAAGAAACCCAGCCAGACTACACTGGCAACGTAGAGGTTGAGGGTACTAAATATAATATGGCTGGATGGATGCGTGATGCTAAATCTGGCAAGAAGTATATGAGTATCTCACTCTCTATTCCTGAACCAAAGCATTCTGCGGCACCAGTATCTGCACCATCGCAGACTAGCCAGTCAATGGATGATGAGATTCCGTTCTAGCAAGGTTCGTTCCCCGAAGCATCTGAACAGGGTAAGGCAACTTCCCTGTTTGGTTTGCTCTTCACCACCCCCGTGTCATGCACATCACATACAGTTTGCAGAACACAGAGGGGTTGGCCAGAAGGTTGGAGACCAGTGGGTTGTTCCCCTTTGCGGTGGGTGCCATCACACACTTCATACAACGAAGGAAGGTGAACGATTGTTCTGGGTGTTCGAGGGGATTGACAGCATAAAGGTTGCTGAAGATTTGTGGAGACAAACAGGTGAAGCAAGTAGCGAACACAAAGACGTATAATCTCAGACTGCCACATCATGAGTATCAGGTCTTGGCGAAGATATCCCATGACCAGACAAAACAGCAGGGCAAGTTTATCTCTGTCGCGGAACTTATACGGGATGCGTACAGGGCGCAATACTACGAGGAACTTGATGAGGCCTGATGGTTCTTACATAAAGCAGACCTACCCAGACAATGCATTCTATCTGGTTAAGATGCTTATTGATGAGATGAATAACCAGCAGATTACAGCAAGGGATATGTGTAAGAGAGTTGGTATCACTGACCCGTCAATGATTACCAAGTGGAAACACAAACGTAGGCCAAACTTAGATAACCTCAGGGCATGCTTTAATGTTCTGGGTCTAGACCTTACAGTTAAGAGGATTAAGGATGAAGCCAGTACCCCGTGAAGCGTACACAACTGTCAGTGGTTTCGAGGCAAAGAAGCATGCCATCCGTCAAACGACAGATGGTTTGTGGCAACTTACCCTGACAGTTCATGAGTTTGGAAACGCGGACTGGCTGGTCTTTGCACCTATGGGTACTCCTCTTGCTGTTGGGTTAAAAGCTATGGATTATGACAATCCAGAACAGCCGACAGAAGAAGACCCCAGAAAGAAATACATACAGCGTTCAGTGATGATGTGTAAGAACGAGAAGTTTCAAAGGTACTTTGAACAACGCGCATCAGAGGAAGGCTTCTATGATTGGGGTGTAGGTGAAGCAGAAGTGGAGACTACCAATGCCCTTAGAACTTTTCTTGGTATCAGTTCTCGCAGTGAGTTGGCTCATGTGGACAGGGACGATGTAAGGTTCCAAATGGACGAACTCGTCAAGGACTTTAAGAGTTGGATAGCACAAACCGGGAACACCGGATAAAAAACTTTCAACATTAACTAGTCAGTGGTAATAAAATGCAAGTGTCAGAAGTGTTGCATGAGTATACAAAGGAACTCATGCACAGAAAAACATCCCCCAGCAACATGATGAAACACTACAGTGTAGTTAGAACCATTCTAAACTACATGGGTGACATCAGCCATGAACGAGTCAATCGGGTCTCTGTGAGGGAGTATATGAACAATCGCCGTGTCAAACCACAGACAGCTTCGCGAGAGATGGCTGTTTTGAGGGCGGCATTGCACTTCTGTAGCGATGAGGAGTTGATTGACTGGAAGCCATTCAAGTTTGATGTGGTCAAGGCAAAGCCAAGAGAAAGGTTTCTGTCTCAGGAAGAGATAGCCTCGCTGTTGTCTAACTGCAACGGACACCTGAAGCTATGGACAATGATAGCCCTGTCAACTGCGGCAAGAAGCGGCGCAATACTTGGGCTGAAGTGTGACCGTGTCAACTTCAATGATAATATCATAGACTTCAGGGATGTTGACGTAGAGGGAAGGCAGAAACCTCGCTCTGTTATACGCATGCCCGAACAATTAAGACCACACCTTGAATGTGCGGTGTCTAAGTCTGTGTCTGGTTACGTCATTGAGAAGAATGGACAGCCATTGACCAGCATATATAAAGAGTTTAAGTCAGCAGGTGCGCGTGCGGGCTTGCAAGATGTATCTCCGCACACACTCAGGCATACATGTGCAGTGCATATGGTGAAGAATGGGGTGCCTATTTACGAGGTGTCTAAGTATCTTGGACATGAATCCGTACAGACAACAGAGACACACTACGCAAAGTTCGCACCAGACTTTATGCAGAAGTCATCTGCAATAGGGTCAATGCTTATACAGGAATAGACAGCTTAAGGAAGCGGTCAGATATTCTCTGTGCGCGATTGGGTGTCTGCTTCGCCCATCTGGAGTCCAAAATTTCTGTGGCTACGGAGTCCCATGCCCCGTCTTCCGCAAACGCAATCGTCTTTTTGAACTGACTCAATCTTGGCCTCCCAAGTTGAAAGCACATGTTCGCAAAACACCTCTGCGCTTCTTCTGGATAGTTCTCCCACCCTTTGAATATAAGTGTGCAATCTGCAATGCATGTCGCTACGTCCTGTTCAAATACTTCTTTAACACGGGCAAATGATACGGTTGTCCCCAAGTCTTTTCCAAACTCAGGGTCACCCCTCACTATAAGATGTCCGATGCCGAATGTTGGATGACCTTCCGAACAAAGGTAAATCTCTTCCTTGCATCCTTCGTCAATGGTTAACTCTTCCATGAGTAATTCGATGTTCATTGTCTGTCTCCTTACGACAGGTGATTTGTAGGGTAATTTTCTAGGCCTGTTTCTGAGCCGATTAAAATCAAAATATCTTTTCTTTATACTATTTTCCCCTAGCTTCACGACCCAAGTAAAGTCCGTATATACCAGTCATGACACCCATAATAACAGATACAAACGCTGACTGTGCAGTTGTCGGGTCTTCAAGCCCCATAAACCACTCAGCACATCTCCAACTCATAGCAACAGATGCAACCATAGTCAGCTTTGCAGTGACGTTTATCTTTAGATATTTATTAAACCAATCAGTCATCTCTTCTTACCAAAGAACTTTGTAGCTGACCGAACCGCAAATGACGCCGATACAATAACTCCCAAGGTATACTGATAATACTCAGGCATGGCTTCCAACGCGGCAAACCCGTTAGCTACTATCTCTCTACCCCAGTCGCCGCAGAAGGCCAATATAAGTGGAATACTAAAAAGTACGGTAAGCCATTCGTCCTTCCATGAATTGACTGAACCTTGTGCCATAACCTTTTCCCAGCTTGCCTCGCTGGTGGCGGCTACCTTCATAATCTCTGCTTCGGCTTCGGCCTTTGCAATCTTTGTCTTGGCAACAGCGGCTTTCTCTTCGGCCTTTCCCTTTAGCCAAGAGCCAGCTAGGTCACCTACTATAGGTAATATAGCCTGTATCATTTTTCTATTAACTCCAATATATTTCCGTCTTCCATTCTAACCTTCATCTCTTTGCACGACCATTTTTCGTCAGAGCCAGTATGTCGTTTGATTTTTCTTCTTGTGGACAGGCATGAAGATAAGGACTCATAGGGTGTGTATTCTATTTTTTCCCCACTAACTGTCAGAAGTAAAACAAATGTTAACTCAACCACCATTTCTCATCTTCTCTATATTTTCTTCTATGGTTGTTATGCGCTTTTCAAAAAAGTCTAGCGTCAACTTTTGCTGTTGGTCGTATGGTGCTTGACCATTTTCTATTTGGCTCTGTAATTTTTCCAACTCACCAGCCAAGTGTTCTATCAACATGAACTGTTCAGAGTCCGCTGGCAGACTACCCATCTCACCGCGAGGCCACTTTATTCTAAAATCTGTGTTTTGTTCTAAGTCAGACTTCATCATGGTCTGATTTGTTTCTAGTGTGTTTAGTCTTTCTATAAGACCAAAGTAAGCCCACGTTGCTAGGCTTGCCGCCGCTACCATACTGACAATGTTTCTAAGTGGTAATGCTACCTCTGTATTCTCACTTATCTTGGCTGGCCTTGGACTCATGTAAACTCACCGTTACTACCTCTGCCACACCTTGAACCCCGTATTTTTGATAACGGTATCTCCCTAACAATATGACTAGACATTTCTTCTATGCGCCTTTGACAGGCTTCCACACTTTTATATGGGCCGTATGTATCTTCAGCGACTAAACACTGTGGTCCAGTGACCGACATCCAACAGAACAAAAGGGATGCGTAAAACATTATCCATCCCTCCGTATTCTCTTTTTCAGCCTACCCATGTCAGCAACGACACGATTGCGTTGTTTGATAAGTCTATTAATAAGAGTTCGCTTTTCTGTAGGGGTTCTGCCGCTTGAACGAACACCAGATATTTGGTCGTTAATGGTGTTTAGTATTTCATACTTAGCATTTAGCTGAGAACGAACAGAGACAAGGTTCATGTTGTCTCTTTCTAAATCCCTAGCCTCCTCATAGTTGCCTTCCTCGCGCAGTCTGTTAATACCGCGAACAACCTCATCAGCCTCACGCTTCATCTCGTAGAAGTCAGTCATGTACTGATTGGCTGGGTCTACATCCTGTGGTTTCACAAATCTTTGTAAGCCCAAGAAGTTTGCAAAGTCTGCTGGAAGGCTGTCGCCAAAGATGCCAGCGGGTTTCTCTGGGACTGTTCCAAACATGCCAAGGATGGAATCCATGCCAGCATAGAGGTATGAACCCATTGAACCAATGTAACCATTGATAAGCTGTTCAACCTCAATAGGACTGATGCCAACATACTTACTAATCTGACCAATCATCTTGGCAAACTCTGATGTATTAGAGTATGCCCGTTGTCCCGTAGGCAATCCGCGAACACCCATGCTTTCAACCTCACGACCACGGAAGAAGTCGTAGTTAGTTCCCACCTCAATGATTGGTTTGATAGCCTGAGGAATTGGGTTGAATGAAAAAGTATTCAGAAGAGTTTGCGTAACACCTTCCGCAACGTACTCGCCATCTTTCTTCCTTATCCCGTCAATGATAAGTTCTGGAATAGTGGAGAAGATTGCACCAATCTCAAACGGCTTTGGAAGCAGGAACTTCTTATCTCCAATGTAGAAGATGTAGTAGTTCAACTTCCTGTGTATCGGTTCCTTATCCCACTCATCATGCTGAGATGCCGCCGCATAGTATGCCATAGACAATGCAAACATACCCATGCCCTTACGGATGGTACTCTTTGCATCTGCTTCAACACCGAAGGCCGCGCCTGTTCTATACAAACCTTGAAGCCTTGCATTAAGGAAGGGAACAAGAGGCACAAGTGTGGCAAGTGTCATGCCAAGCGCATCGTTAGGGTTACCCTTGCGGCTATAGTTAATAAGGTTCAGTGCTTCATATGCCGCGTCAGCCTTAGACATTCCAGAGTCACGGAGTCTTCTGTAGATACCTTCCCTTGTCGCATTCTCAGTGGCCTCACCACCAGTGTTTACTGCATCAATAAGGTTGGCACCCTTGTCCAACGCATACTGCATCATCGCCTCTAGCTTTCTGTCAGAGTCAATGATGTCGTAGCCTTGATGGCGGCGATAGAAACGCTTCATCTTCTTGGAGAAGTCTTTGTTATCCCCAAAGCTATAACCACCGAAGCCAGCAAGCGTCTTCATTTCTTGTACTGTTTCGGTATCCTTTAGTGCATTCTTCAGGCCGATAGCACTGTCCACCATAGGGCGGAGAGGCGCATCGACAGTCACATATCCAGCCATGTCGCCACGAAGGAAGTTGGCAATCATGAACGGCGGTGTCATTGTGATGGCACTTCTAAAGAAGCGACCCATTCCCTGCATGCCAGCGAAGATACCTTGCATCTGAACAGGTGTGAATGAACGCATGGCCTGAAGCAGTTCACCATCACTGCCGACATCGTAGAACATGGTCTTGCCGTTCTTGCGATATGTAATGTGGTTGTTGTTGTTTACCGCCTCGGATGATGTGATGTGTTTTGGCTGGTCAACCTCATCGTACATGCCGTTGCGCTTCATGTCTTCAGTCAGACTCACGATGCGCTGTGTTGCAAGGTTCTGATATCCAGCATTGACCAGTGCATTTACGTTCTTGTAGACGTTCTCATACAAGTCACCGATGTTCTGGTCACCGCCCTTGAGTTCAGAGATGGCAGACTTAATCTGTGCGTCTGGGTTATCGAAGGCAGATGTGGTTCCGTATGTACCTTTCTTGGCAGTCTTTAGCTGACCGAAGAAACCTTCAGTGTACAACTCGTCCTCAATAATTCTGTAGAACGGGACGTAGTCCGCAGTGCCTGTTAGCTTACGCTTTGTCTGTGCATCGATGGCACCAGTATCCACCATGAACTGCATGACCTTGTCATTAAAGGCCTTGTAGTTATTGAACACTCTTTCAAACTCAGGGTTCTGTGCGCCGTAGCTAAGACCCTCTTGTATGTCAGCCTCAGACATAAGGTTCTCTCTGCCCTCTGCCTTGAGTCTTCTTGCCCTCTGTGCATACACATACATCTGGAACTTGGCATACTTCTCACCAGTACCGATGGGTTCAAATATAGTGCGAAGTCCACCTATTGAGTTGTCAATGGTTATTTCACCTTCAGCACCCAGAACAGGCGGGCCATGTTCGATGAATTGTTGCATGCGTCCAGAACGCTGTTGTGCAAACTCAGATATCTTCATGGCACCTTCAGCAAATGGAAGATATCTTGCTACACCATACTTAATTTTTGATAGCCGCCTCTCTCTTTCACCGAGGGGGCGAAGGCCGTGAACCGCTGAGTCAATAAACCTATTGAACTGCTGTTTACGTCCCTCTTTTGTAGTGAACGGGCGCAACACGTTAAAGAACTTGCGACCAGCATTATCCCGTGCTGGGTCAGCAAGTACACGCTTCATGCCTTCTGTTGTTCTGTAGTCCCTTCCGAGTCTAATTGACGCTTCCTGTCCGCCAGTTCGACCAGTGCCTTGACGAGATTGTCTGTCTGCTTGTCGGATAGATTCTCTGACAGAGTTAAATCTGCGTCCTCCGTCCACGGAGCGTATCCCTGTTTCGCCATTAATCAGTTCTCCATAACTGTCTTCATAAGATTGGTTGAGGCGTTCAGCCCCGTCACCCATCTTCATCACCTTGTCATACAGGTCTTTCTCTGGATACCAGATAATAGCCTGAAGGTCTGCCGATGTGATATCTATTCCCTGTTCTTGAAGTATCTCTCTTGCGCGATTTACAACAGAACGAATCCACTGACGCTGTGTGCCTGATGTAGGGGACTCATTTGTCTTTGCGCTGTTAACGATAGCGGCTTCTGCACTACGCATAGCCTTGCTTTTTTTCATTTCGCCAGCGTCAATAGCATCCCTGTTCTCTTTGAAGAACTGGTTACTCATCCTTGCTACGCGACTGATGGTATTGAATGTATACTGTTCATCAGTTCCAAACAGTTCTGGGTCAAATTCAATGCCCTCTTCTGTCATGGCTTGACGCAAGTCGGTTATGTTCTTTTCAAAGGCTGGCTTACCCATAAGCGTACCAGTCATGCGACCCCATGTACGCATGAACCACTTATCGATTGTCACTGGGTCAAAGTTACCCATCAGGTTTTGATAAAAGCCCTGACCAATCTTAGGTCCAAACACAAACGAACCATATAGCTTGGCATCCATGTTCTCGCCACTGAGTGACACAGCGTCTGGACCTTTTGTATCTATGCCAGCTTGGTCTAGTGCTTCAATCAACTCACGCTTTGTATACTGACTAGCCAAGAAGTCAGCGAAGCGGAAGTTGCGACCCGGTGCATTGAAAGCCTTCATCAGCTTGTTAGCTGTCCTGAAGTTGGCCTTGATGGCACCAGCGGCCTCGCCCTCACCAAACTCAGGGAACCTACCGTTCTCTCTCCAGAACTCGTAAGCACCAAGACCCAAAGCGGAGTTACGGTCAACGGTTATACCTTGGGATGTGATTGCTAGTGCTGTACTAAACGCAGAACGGTGTTCACTGTCCGACTTAATCTCTGGGTACATCTGTGCAACCGCATCGATTGCACGTTCAACGCTTCTCGTATACCAGTCTGATGCATTAGTGTCTGGATTGTTTTGCATAGCGGCAATAACTTCAGCCGCCATAATCTTAGATATTGACTCGTCAGTCTCAGGACTTGACTGAGTAATTGGCTTACCCAGAAGCGCAAGTGCCTTTCTGTGTAGCCCAAGGCCAACCTCAGGAACGAGTCGACCCTTAGGACGCTTTTTGCCATCACCCTGAACTTCAGTATCTCGTTCAGGAATGTCCACTGCAAACTCAGGGTTGTACAAGATGTCTAGTGCGGACAGTGCGCGTTCCCTGTCTGTAAGCCCAACAGAGTCAGCAATCCTGTCATTCTGCCTGTTTGGCTGTACCTGTGTCAGGTCAGGCACACGGTCAAGGCGGATAGATGCCTCGCCAATGATGTCAAACTCGGCATCAACTATCATGCTATCATCGTTGAACAGGGAAAGCTGTTCTTCCATACGCCTTTGTGCGCGGTTAGCAACATCTTCCTGTGTTGCCTTCTTCTTGTTCTTGACCATGTATGAGATGGCACGGGTCTGGAGAATATCCTGTGAAAGTTCAGGAAACTCTTTCCCAAACATCTTCATCTTGGCAAGGCGATTGTATATTCTTTGCTTTTGATTTTGGGCTACAACGTCTGCCTTATTGTCTCTACTAGACTCGTTGCCAGCAAACTTAATGCCGTCAACCTTTCTCCCGTTAGCCTTTGCATCGTCAAGTGCTTTCCTAATGCCAGCGATGACAGAGCCATACAGCTTACTCATACCCTCTCTATTGATTGGAACCTCAGACGCATCGTAGGAACCATCAACTTGGAAGTCGATGTTAAGTAAGGACACCATGCCACCCGGTTCACCAATACGAACAGCTTTTCCATCTATAAGGTTTGTTGTGTCAAAGATGTCATCAGAGTAGTCTGTTTCAATCCTTGATATAACATCCACATCCCTCTTAAATTTCCTTGTTTTCTTGTCAAGGTCTTTAAGGAATACGCTGTTCATTTGCTTGACTTGGTTGTCAAACGGAACATATGTCATCTCTATGTTCGTGCCAGTATCATCACGATATATCAACTGGTCTAGCGCATCTTCTTTATTAACTTCCAAGGTTGTTGTCTTGGGGTCACCGTCAGTACCCAATCTAACCATAGTAAAGTTAACCTTGTTATCACCCCTTTCGTTTACCTCGGTGAGTGTCTCACCGATAACAAAGGCATGTTCTTCAAGGCCAGCGGCTAGTGTGGTATCGTTGGAGAAGTCGCCGTAATATTTAATTGGATGATACCCCAACTCCTCCATAAACTTAGATTTACTTTGGCTCATATTGTTTGCCGCATCCAGAAGTCTTTGGGGAATCTTACCCTTCAGTTCTGGCAAGTTCATATCCAGCATATTTTTTATGAACACTAAAGCATCAGTGTCTATACCACCGCCACGAAGTGCAGATACTGGTGGCGTGTCCATTTCATACTCAATAGTACCAGAAACATCACCAGTGGACTCATTAAGAACCATACCGTCATCAGCCATCTGTGCTTGATAAGCGGCAAAGATATCTCTTTCACTAGCCTCTTCTGCGGCTTGACGGAATGGTGCTTGTTCTCTTGGTGTCAGCTTGCGACCCTTGAGTTGTTGACCAGTCTTACCCTTGCCAGCACGGGCAAACACATCCTGCGCGGTCTGGAAGCCCATGCCATTAAGAGAGTTCTTGAGGCGCGGCAGGAACTGGCTAACAAAATTAAAGTAGCCACCCATAGGGCCAGCCAATGGGTTAGCTTCACCAGCGGCTTGTGCCTTCTTGTAGTACTCATAGGTCATCGCCTGAAACTCAGACGGGCTTTTCATGATGCTGTCTGGAAGCTGACCGTTTAGCGCAAGGTTATGGTATCCTTCACGACCATATTTCTTCCACAATCTCTTAACAGAACCCGGCAGTGCCTTGTAGTTAACCTTGCCGTCCTTATCCAGCTTGTAAAAGGAGTCGAGAACCTTCTTATCTTTAGGACTTTCTGATGCGTAGAAGTCCTGAAGAACGTGAAATGCTTCGTGTGCCGCTGTACCACGGACACCTTCTACATTATCGCCCTGTAGTGCTAGTTCGATTACAGCCTTTGACTTGCCATCGACTGTGTCCTCATACATCTTAAAACCGTATGCATCATTACGCTGTGTCAAACGGTCAAAGAAGCGGATGTCCACACCATTCTGTGCGCCTTGCCCACCCAGTGTATCTACGATTGCATCAGCCGCTAGGAACGCACCAACAATCTCGTTAGATGTAACCTTCTTATTATTAAGAACCTGTGTCTTGATTGCGTTGGCCGCCCTTGCACCTTGGTCGCCACGCTTGGACATAGCATCAAGCCGTGCCATCAGGTAGTTTGTAGCACCTTCGTAGCGCGCCTCGGCCCGGTTGGTTGCTTCTTCATCCATTAACCCGTCAGGGGTCATTCTTGCAGAAGCCTCACCTCCACGAATTTTGAGTGCGTCAAGCAATCCACGGGTGACGATGGGGCCAATCTCCTTACGGAGTTGCTTGCCCTCTTCGGTGTCAGTCCTGCGTACCATACGCGGCTGTGTGGCAACGTCAGTTTCCTGAACTGTGTCGGGCGTTGCGGTTAGCCTAATCTTACCATCTTCGTCAACGGCAGATGTTTTACGCAGAATGGGGTCTCCGACCTGTTGGTCTTGTTCCAGTGATGTTGTCGGGGATACATTCTTGTCAGAAAGGCGGCGGCGAATAAGCCTTGCCTTTGCTGGTATAGGTATATCCTTGGTGGTGATGTCAGAAAGGATGGGGTCGTTATCAGCATTCTGTTCCGCAAACTCAATGAGTTCACGGTTGTTCATGCGAGATACGTTTTGTTCAGCTTGAGAGACAGGGGTGGGTGCCAGAACGACATCAGACTCTTGTTCGTTCTGTATATTCTTTATGATTTGCTGTTCAAGTGCAGGGTCAGACAATGCGATAAGAGGGTCTTCGCCACGTTCAATCGCCTTGCGAGTGACATCCATAACCATTGACTGGTTAGTTTGCCTTGCACGTTCATCGGGTGTAAGAGTAGGTTGTTCTGGCTGTGTTTGCAGGATGGGTTCCTGCTGACCAGTTAATACCTGTTGTTGTACATTGCCTTCCCGGTCAACAACTGGTTCAACTCTTTGGGGTTGTACAGGGGGCGTGTCAGGTTTTGCTTCAATCTGCGGCACGGCCTGTGGACCAGCTATAGCTTCTGCTTCTGGCTCACGACCAGCAACAAATCCTTCTGCCGCCGCTTTTAGGTCTGCGTCAGGGTCAGAACGGTCAACGCCAAAAACACCACTAGCCGTACCGACACCGCCACCGATAGCACCACCAGCCAGCGCGGCCTCCTTAATCCTATAAATACCTTCAGGACTTGTTAGGGCATCAGCAACGTCCTCGTAATTATTGGCCTGTGCTATAGTCAGGGCTTCTTGGAACGACTCTGTAAGTGCCTCCGCACCAGTGCCTTGAAGGCCTTTGCGAAGCATGTTGCCAGTAATTGTTCTGCCAGAACCCTTTGCAAAAAGAAGTTTTGACAAAACTGTATTTGCGGCTGACTGAATTGTAGATGTGAGGAGAATATCAACCTGTTCATCAAAGGTAGGGTCTCTTCCTTGAACTTGCTTAAATTCGTCTACATTTCTACCAGCGAAAGCGAGAAGGGCCGCGCCTGTACCAGCGGCAATAGAGCCGATTCCTGCACCAATGGCTGTCCCAATACCGGGGGCAAACGCCGTACCTACAGCCGCACCAGCCTTGCCCCCACCATAGAACGCGGCGGATACTGCGGCTAGTTCAGGCAGTGACTGGGCAAGGTAAGATGCACCAGAAGAAATTACATCCCCAATACCTTCTGCCTCTTGAATGGCTTGGATACCGGGCATGTCCGCAACAACATCTCGTTGCCGTTGTGCAAAGGCCTTTAGAGAATCCTCTGTATCGTCAGTGTTGTCACCGCCAATCATATCGGTGACCATAGCTATGCCTTCAGCAGACTGACCAACAAGATTTCTTCCACCCATCTCTATAAGGTCAGCGGCACGACCAAAGAAGCCTTGTTCTTCCAACTCGCGTTGACGGCGGCGTTCCTCTTCGCGTTCAAGTTTTTGGGCGTAAGAGTTTTCTAGGTCTGCAACAGACTTGTTTGGATGATACTTGCTACGATACGCTTCGATAAGGACATCGTCTTCCTTATCATCGTACATAGGAAACTGCTGGCGCAGTGCATCAATAAATTCCATTTCAAAGTCCTATTAGTTAAGGCCTAATGGGTCAGCGTCAGCGGCATCTCCACCAGTCAAGCCAAGCAGTCCTCTGTGGTAAGCAAGGTATTGTGCAGAAGAGTACCTCTCTCCATCCGCTGGTTCTACACCCGGAATCGGGGTCTGCCTATCAATGTCCTTGACGGCAAGCGCACGGGCAGTGGCCTCAAGTGTCCTATTGTAAGAGTCGCTACCCTTGCCAGTACCAAGGATAAAGTTTTTAATGTCTTGGTCATCAAGGCCAAGTTCATCTTTCATGCCAATGATGCGGTCAAGGTAAGCAACAGAAGCAGGGTCTTTGTTGGCTGTAATCTCAGCGATGCGGATTCTCTCCTGTTCGTTTTGATTAGAGAGATAGCTGTTGAGTGACTGCAACTCCAGACCCTTAATCTTAATCTGGTTGCCTTCGCCTACACGAACATCAGACTGATTGGCGATATCTGTTCTATTTTCAAGTTGCGCCTCTGTAGTGGCAACTGTAGTAGCGCGGTTAGCATCACCCTCCGCCTGCTTTGCGGCAATATTTGAACCAGCAATCGCTTCGCCAGATTTAATCTGGCTGTCGCCCTGTGCAATTCTTGCGATAGTCTCAGCCGCCCCAATGTTCTGACCGCGTTCTGTGAGTGCAAGGCCAGTACCCTTGAGGCTAAAGTCCTTATCCTGTGCGCCAGCGGCGATGATTCCCTGACGGTCTTCCATGCGACCACCAAGAATTGTATTGAGTGCGTTCACATCTCCAGCATCAATAGCGTTTGATGCATCCACAATGCGACCCTTTAGGTCAGCACGGGTCTTGGCGAGGTTAACAGTAGCTGTGTATTTCTTAAGGACATTATCCTTTGCTTCTTTGTTAAGGGTTTCCCAAGTAGCAACACCCGTTTTACCAGCCTTTCCAAGTGCTTGCATAAAGTTGGCCTCAGGACTTGACAACAGGTCAAGGCCCATGTCAGTCATGGCTTTGAAGAACCTGTTCTCAGGTGTGGTGGAGTTCTTATCATACACCTTTGCTAGGTCTTCCATAGCTTGTGTCACGCCGTCAAACTCAGTTTCAAGGCTCTTGAGGCGTTCACGTTGATTGGCGGATAGTGCCTCTTGCGCCTTGGCGATAGATACTCTGTCAGCCTCATTTGCCTCAAACACTTCCTTAAACAGGGATGTTTGAGTTTGACCAGTGTCTGTTGGGATAACACTACTCCTCATTTCATTCTCTAAAACAGATGTGTCTGTGTCAGGGCTTGTGTTTGGTCTTGCAACTTTTGTTGACTTGATACCAGACTTATCAATATCTGGTGCTTCTACCTTGTTGTCATCGCCTGACTTAATACCAGCCTTTGTAGTAGCGAGGTCATCATCAAAAGCACCGTATGCGTCATCAACAACTTGCTTGGTTGTTGGTGGTCCAGAATCAATGTTAGTCATCGCAGTATCGTCCATTGCAATCTGTTCTGCTGGGGACAAAGCGGTTTGATTAGATGCTGACGAGTTATTGGTTGATGCAAGCAACATCTTTGCAGACGGCAGGCCTTCAAGTCCCTTGTAATCTCCCGGAATATAGGGAAGGTTCTTCCTTAGTCCACTCAAGTCCATGTTGGACATGTCCATGCTTGGTGTTCGGTCAACACCATCTTGCATGTAAGGACGCATCCTAGCCAGTGCAGACAATGGCTGACCACCGATACGCATACCCGCTGGACGCTGTTGCATCTGCCCTTGAGGTGGCATCTGTTGCGGTGCTTGTTGCATTACAGACTGTTGTTGCATGCCTGCCGCTTTGCGCTGTTCAGCTTGTGCGGCCTGACGCATTGCCTGACGGCGGTTAATCTCAGCTACGATGAACTGCGATGGGATTTTGTCAGGACGCTTCAGCATAGCCATAAGCTGTTCGTCTGATGCGCCTTGCAGTACTTTGGTATATTGTGCTGGATTAATCATGTCGTTCTCTACTGTCCGAATAGGTTGCCCATTGAGAAACCGCCAGCACCAAAACCGCCGCCCTGTCCGTAGATGCCGAGGCCAGTTAGACCAAGACCTACGGCGGACTGGAATGGGGATGGGGTAGGCTGTGTCATGGTGGTGATTGTACCCATAGGCGCACCTTGAAGTAGGTCAGCCATGAAGCCAATCTGTTGGTAAGGATATGCTTGTTGCTGTTGGAAGTCAGAGTACGCAAGGTCGAGTCCTGCTTGACCAAGGTTCTGTTGCTGACCACCAATCTGCATCAGGGCGTTTGCTTGGTCGAAGGTTAGACCCTGACCTTGGTTTGCTAGAGAGGCAATGCCCTGTGCCGCACCAAGTGCTTGCTGTGTGTTAAGCTGGCTTTCTTGTAGACCAGCCCGTTGGTTTGCAAGTTGACCCTGCATATCAAGGGTCGCATCAGTCTTGTACGCTTGCTGTGCCGCGCCGTATGCTTTAGCAAGCTGGTCTGCTTCCATAGCGGCAAGACGGTCCTGCATGTTTGACCGTGCTTCGGCGTTCTCTACAAATCTACGAGAGTTGTCACCAAAGGCACCAGCCGCAACCTGATTAGCGGCACGTTTCTGAGACGCAATGTCCTCTGCATCAAACGCACGTTGCCTCGCCACATCCAAGACACGTTCTGTGTATGGGTTCATATAGTCTTGGGCTGTCTGCGAGTCGAATTTTGACGCTTGTACTTGCTGTGCTTGCGCTGGGGAAAGCGACTTAATGCCAGCCATAGCGGCTTGTAGGTCAGCTTGACCCTGACCCGCTTGGTTTCTAATCTGTTGGAACGCATCAAGTTGGTCTTGACTGAACCCTTCGATACGCTGACCGCCGTACTGTTGATATGGTTGCTTGACTAACTGTGACGCTTTATCAAGGTTTTCCTTGAGTGGCGTTTTGATATAGTCAGGTATATCCATAGTTTGTGTGGTGGATTTGCTTCCAGACTTACAAAATGAACCCATTATTTATCTCCACAAGAAGTGACTTGTTTCCCCTGTTATTACTGTTACACCAAGTTCTTTTCCAAAAGTCTTGTAAAGCCTTGATTTTGCTTTGGTATCTATTACTCCAAAGTTAGCTATGACAAGCGGGATACCAGCCTTCTTTGCCATATCTCTTGCGGCATCTACCAGCTTGAAGATTGCCTTTGTCTTCCTCGCCTCTGGTGCTACATATGTAAACTGGTCAAACAACCCAAAGTCGTCAGACCACCAGAAACGGTCAGGGCGTAATCCCAAGACTGCCTTTGGCACTCCTTGTACCTCTGCAATCAGTATACACCCTAACTCACGGCAGTGCCGTATTGCTTTGTTTACCCTGTCTTTATTCAGGGAACCCAAACCAGATTCTTTATGCATGTCTATCAGCAAAGATAAGACAACCTCATCATCACGCTCGCTGGCGTTCCTCAGATTTAACTCTGTCACTGTATTTCCTTAGTGCCTTCATACGCTTCTTCTCAAGAACCTTGATACCCCTCTCGTAACTGCCGTTACCTTCGTCAAGCACACGCTCGTAAGGTTCTACATACTCTTGACTTGATAGCATAAATGGACCCACTAAGTCATCTTTGGGTCCGCCAGCACCTTTAATCTCACCGTGTGGTCCACGGGGGATTCCATCCTTTGCCTTAATTATACCGGGCATCTCGTTAAAGAACTTATATTCACCACCAACCTGACCGTAGTTACTTAAGTCAGCAGGGAACTGTGTGTTTCGTACAAACTCAGTACCCATTGTCTGGTTAGTGGCTGATGTTGCAACTGGCTCGCACGCATTGGTGGCTGAGTTGAACTTAAATCCTGACGGACATGGGTCTAGTGGTGTCTGAGGTCTTTGCTGTTGATTGTTGTCATCACCACCATCGTTCTTGGGCGGGTTAACCAGTTCGGAAAAGGGACCATCGTAGTCTGGGTTTTGAGTTCCAGAGTATGTGGTAAAACCACTCTTACCCACATTGAGAGTTCCGCTACCAGTGTCGATTGACAGGCTGAGTCCGTCATCGCCGAGCGTCACAGCATTTGGATTTGCCTCTGCATAGTTAAGAATGTTGTCGATGTTAGGTCTGGCTGGTTTGCTATCCATAAGCCCCATAGCCTTGAGTCCCATGCTGACTGGACCCATACCCATGATACTCTTAATGCCACTGCCTATCTTTGAACCAACAGAGTTGACACGGTTCTCCATGAACTTGTCATAGTTCTCCATAGAACCAAAGATGTTATCCACACCGGGCAACATGCTTTTATTATTGTTGCCGCTAAACGGAGTGTTATTATTATTGTTATTATTATCATTGTTGCCAATTACTACATTAGAGTAGTTTTCCGGCAGGCTTCTTGCCCTGTCTTCGCTTCTCAGGGCTGTGGTAACATCGCCGCCGTCATAATCAGCGCGACCTCTTGGACCTCCACGGGCTTCATTTTGTGCCGCAAAGTTTTCTGCCGCTTCAGCGGTGCTTGATGGTGAAGAACCCCTACACATTACGCTAATATCCCTTTGTTTCTTAGTGCCTCTATGACTGTTCCTAAAACATTACGCACATCGTCAAGCGTTGCCGTGTCTGTGTCCAAGTCCTTGTCAATGGTTAGGTTGGTTACTGCAAAGCTAACGTCAGGGTCTCCTGTGTTAGCCGCTTGATTAATTCTTTCAATCTCGTTCTCAAGTTCATCGATGAGAACATCGCCCCAATATTTAAGGTCTTCACCGGGTCGCGGAAGCGTTGCCATTATCTCTCACCATCTGGTTGCATATCCACCCGTGTGTGTCCCAAACGCCATCCTGTTCCGACTGCATCGCTTTCGACCTTGATAGACATCTGCCTTCCACGCACCCTTGGATTAATTCTTTTCGTAGACGAGGAGACTGGAAATGGTCCTTTACTTGTAAAACTGGACATAGCGTCTTTTCTTGACTTGAAGGTAACGTCAACGGTTCCGCTTGTTTCGATGTCTGGAAGCGCACGGGTGATGAACATGATTTCGTTACCGTCTGCAATGTCCATGTCTGCGGATTCGATAAACGATTCCATAGCCAAGCCATCCGCGTCTTCACCGATTTCATGAGAGTAAAGGTAGCCGTTGGTTGCGGCACCTGTGTTGTTCGGGAATGTGGATGCATCTGTCCATGCGGTCCTATCCATTGTCCCGACATCCCATACATTCTCACGATAATTATACTTAACATACTTGTCGTTCTCGTTACTCGAACCGCTTGGATAAAACCAGAACACCTCGTTGTGTTCCTTGTCCAACCCTGCGGCAACCTTCTCCACCTGTACTGAGTTCAGGTCTTCAAATACAAAGTTATTAACAGGACCAATCAGGGGCCTGACAGAACCGTCAAAAGCGAAGAACTGATTGATGCCCATCCAATAAACAATACCGCCGACTTCAACTGCCGCCAGTGGCCCACCAAGGCCACAGCCAGTAGCTAGTTCACGGAAGCCAAAGGTGTAAGGCGGTCCACGGAATGTCATTGAGTGCAAGCTAACGTCAGTCCATATCAGAATCTGACCGCGAGTTCGCCTCGCCCCAACAATGCGAGAACCACCAGAAAGTCTTTGAGAGCCAGCGGTATTTGTTGCGGCTGTTGTCCAAGTGCTTGTAGTTTCTTGGTCAGCAAACTTAACTGTCAGCGGGTCATCAGCACCCAATGCAATTAAATGTCTATCTGGGTTAGATACGATGACACCCCGTGTGGTGTCAGGTGTCTGGCTGTCACTGGTGTATGTGTCATCAATTAGGAATGCACGGTTACCAACCCCTGCGGAAGCATCCCACTGTACTAGCGGTTGACCAATAACAGAGGCAACCAAGTCCTCACCGAAGATGTCAAATGACCAAGTCCTTGCGTCAACCTCAATACCAGCGGTATTTGCTGGTACATTCCAGCCGCCACCGTTTCTAGCTGTGTTCCATGTGCCAACGCCGTAACCATAGTCAAACACAGAGTCAGACTGACCGGGGTTTAACAGGTACTCAAACGCTACTGTGCCGCCGACAGCAGAACCTGTTGACGTTGCGTTACCCGATGCAGTGATGCTGAATGAGTTCGTATTAATAAAGGTAATAGTAAACTCTGTGTCAGCCGCCCAAGAGATGCCGTTGAAACTAGCGGCACCCAAGATAATCCTGTTGCCATCAACCATGCCATGCGCGGCAGAGGTAACTGTTACAGTTGGTGAACCGTTAGTTACGCTGAACGCATTACTTAGGTTACCAGACGAGATAACTGGGGTGACATCATATAGAACACCGCCCTTTAGAATATACAGGTGCGTGTGTGTACCCACTGCCATCAAGGCGTTGTCATCATTGTCACGCCACTGAATAAGCCCACGGCAGGAACCAGAGAACTGGTTCTGCGTTAGCTTCTGCCAGCCTTTTAGCTTTTCAGGCTTACCGTTCCAGAATCTAATCTTGTCAGAGTTTACCCATCGACCTTCAGCAGAGTAGCTTGTGTCATCCTTCACAATGCCGGGGGCAAATTTCAAAGTTGCTAATGGCATAACTACCCCGTTGTTAAAGACGGCCCGCTGATAGAGAACGTCCCGGTTGAGTGGTTACCAGTCAATGTTTGAATTAGACTTGACCTAACGCTGTTAGATGTACTCAAGCTGTTAGATGTAAATCCAGACTGTGAGTAGCTGGTAGCCCCACTATTGATGTTCGTAGGCCAAGTTCTCTTGTTGTTTGTACAAAACCAAAAATGCCTTTGCCCACTGATTACGCGAGATGCCGCCGCAAAGTCTCTTGAGTCACGCCCTGCCGCGCCTGTTCCACCGTTGTATACATAAGTGTTAGTGTTCGTATCGTCATAGTTCCCGTTGGAGTCTAGCGGAATAATACTAGCCGCCGCTGTTTGGAAATTTTCAGTTCCGCCACCAAGGTTGGCATAGTCACATTCGTTGTATGTCCACTCAAAGCGGAACGTGTTTGTCGCAGAACGCCTTAGAAGAAAGTGAAAGTTGGCGTTTCCAGCAACACTGCTATGCCTAACCTTTGAACCAGACGCGCCGCCAAAGCCGCCAGCACTAAACGATAGACCAAGAGTTCCGTTCACACTCTGAAGCGCAGACACAAGTGCATCCTTGTTGTTCTTTCTAATGGAACCAGTTCCGTTTACGGTAATGCTTTGAGAACTCTGGTTCCGCAAACAGTAGCCACTGTAGCTACGAAGAGTTCCATTGACTGTGACGGTTGTGGTTCCGTCCCAGCTAGAAGAGAAGTTAAGTGCAACACCATTTGCGTTGTTGTTTGTAATCGTAGAGGAGATTACAAGTTCCTTCGGGTAATCAACAGAAGAGTCCGTGCCAAAGTAGTCTGTCGCTTCTTTGTTTGTTCTGTTAGTTGACTCTGTGTACTTCCACGCACGCTTCTGGCTATAGAAGTCATTAAGCGCAATGGCACCCGATGTAGGCACACTTGCAGAAAGATTAGTCGCATTGTTATTAGAGGCGTTACCGCGAACAGCAGTACCGCCTCTGTAATAGTTACCCATTGAAATGGGGCCACTGGACTGTGCATACTCAGTTCGTATGTCATCGAAGCTGATAGCCCCACTAGCTTGCAGTGTCATTAGGCACTCCCGTAAGCTGTGATGTTATCCTCTACAGTTAGCGCACCAGCGGATGTCAGTTTGAAACGGTCTGTTCCGTTGTAAGCAAACTTAAGGTCTGTGCCGTCTTGTGTGATAGTCCATCCGTTTGTGCCGAGGCTGATTGTTCCAGCGTTAAGTGTAGCTGTTGTGGTGATGTTGTTTGCGCCAGCATTAACCGCACCAGACGCGGTGAATGTACCAGTAATAGTTCCTGTGACATCAAGGTCGCCGGAAACATCAAGGTCACCAGTTACATCAACGCCGTCAGTTACAGCCTCTGCTTTTGTTACGCCGTTGTATCGAAGCTGATTGGCAGAACCCTCCGACAGAGAATACACGCTATTAGAACCGTCAGAGTGAATAATGCCCGATGAGTTTGCATATACGGTTGCAGTTTTGGTGCCTGAACCAACTTGGAAGGTGATGTTCTGAGAGTACTCGTTCAGGATGTTGATAATCTTCTTGACCGAAGACGGGAGTGTTACCGTAACCGCACCTGTTGGTGAACCAGTATATCGGTATGTAGCATACCGTTCTTCTTGACCAGACGTACCATCGGTTGGTGCAGATACAGTTTGCGATGTCGAGCTAGAGGAAATGGTGTAAAGTTCAGCCATTGCCTCGTCAATGATGTCGAAGTTTGTGTTGGTAATCGTACCCCAAGAGTTGGCGTTCTCACCAGACCCCTGCTTTTCGATTCCCAAATTGGTATAGGTTGACGGCATTTTATCCTCTTTCTCGACTTACCTTAATATATCATACCCTTAGCCGGAGGGCTGAACTATCTTACTGGCGTTGTCCAAGTTGCGTTTGATACTGTAGAACGTGGTGTCCAAATACCAGTCCCTCTGGCTGTTACACTCCATACCTCTGTCGCCGTAGGCACAAGGTCAGCCCAGTCCTCGAACAAGTTCTCGCCAAATGTATCTTGTTCGAAGGTAATTGTTAGTTCCCCAAGCACACCAAGTTTAAGCCTTACACCCTCTGAGTCCTGAACGAAGGTGAATGACATATCGCTGTCACCATGTCTCTGCACAGATGTTGGCGTAGTCTGGACAGAGTCAGTTCTCTGAGTAGAAAAGCCGCTTGCTGTTTTGGCGGCTGTGGTTGTTTGGTCAAACTGAAACGTGGGGTTGTATTCCCCACTTGCAGTAAAGTTAGGCGCAACGGACTGTACAAAGTTTGCCGAAACATCTGCATCGCCAGACGCAATCCTGTTCGGGTCAGCGGTTTGCGTGAACTCTGATGTGTAATCTACGCCAGTTATATTGATTAGCGTAGGGTCTGTGGTCTGCGTAAAGTTAAAGCTGACGTTAGGCACTTCGCCGGGAACAACGCCGTTAGCGGCGGCAGACTGTCTAAAGTTTCCGCTTAACTCGTTAATGGCTGATGTTATTTTAATGGGCTGTGAAGTTTGAAAAAAATCTCCTGACATCTCTTGCGATGCCACTTTGACAAAACCCTGTGTTGCATGTGGTTGCTGTGAAAGGGCGTGAACTCCAAACATCAGCCCGCGATTTCCATAGCTGTCAGCGTTGTAATAGGGAACGTATTCCACCAAGTATTTTGTGCCGCCGTAATGCCGTGGTAATGGGCAGAGTTAACTGTAAAAGCATAGCCACTTATAGACGAAGTTCTAGCACCCGCACTAATTTTATATGTAAGTTGAGATGTTGTCGCGGGTTCATCCAAGAAAAACCCTGCCGAGTTAGTTTGCATATATGTTGCGCCAGTTACTTCGCCCGTTGAACAAGCATACCATGCGCCCTCTCTGGACGCTTCTGATGAATTATCCCCATATGCAATCTGACTATAGCTTCCAGAGCCAATTTTTCTGTATAGCTTTATATGATGATATCTCGTAATGCTTGATACTTGCGCGTGAGACATAAGATAAATTTTGTTACTGGTTGAGGAAGGTGTGATTGTAAGGGTTAAAACATCTTCCTCTGTGCCAGTTGTATTTGTAAGGTCATCGTCAAACTCACCAAACTTAACTTGCAAAACAGAACCCGTAGGCATGTCAGATGTGCCAAGAGATAGCTTTGAAGAAGGAACGGTGGTACTTGTTCCCATCAAGTCAGCAAGTATTCTAGCATTACTCATGTCTTACTCCGGCTTCTCAGGCCACACTACAGTGTCCAGTGACTGATAGGTGTCCGTAATATCACGCAAGGCTTGACGATAGTCTAAACGGTCTTGCGGCGTTGGCTGATGGTCGTACAAAGTCCACCAGTCTGTCTCTGCTAAACGCCTGTTACGTTCCTCGCGTAGTTTAGCAAGTGGCTCTGCGGCCTCAAGTTCAGCCTTTTTTGTTTGAATCTGAGGCCATGTAATACCCCAGTTATCAGGGTTGTCAGACTCGATTGCTGTGCCGTTGTCGTCCCTACCAATCACACGGCGGAACATAGAGGTGAACTCATCCTCTGTGGTGGGTTCTCCGCGAAGAACCCACTCTTCATCAGGTATTAATGCTATGATTGCGTCTGCTACTGTTGCCATGTTTTTACCCTAGTCGCGCCAATTCAAACCCAAACTCATCAAAAGGAAGTCCGGGATTTCTGCCAAATTTAAGAGTATCGTTTTGGGAAAGTTTTAATATTCTTGTAGTTGATACATCGTCATATTGACCATACGCTTCCACCCATTCGCCCCAATACACATCGTTTATCCAAAGGTTTCCTATATTTCTTTGAACAGTGCCAGAAGTTGAGGTGTAATGTCCTGTAAGTAACCAAACCCCGTCAGCAGGTATTGTTACGATACCTGTGGAAGTAGCTAAGATATTATAGTCATTATTATATTGTATCTTTTTTGCACCAGAAGCAAAAGCGTGGTCAGAGGTTTCATAAGCTGTAAACATATCGTAACCAGCAAAATAGCTACTTGTGCTAGAACCGTCCCATGCGGCACTGCAAAGATAAATTTTATTTTGATTTACAAAACCAGAAGTCGTTATATTACCACTGCTATCAATCTCTAGCGCGGTGTTTGAGTTTGTTGGGTCTTGAATCTCGGAGACTTTTAATATGCTGGTCATTGTGCAATCTCCATAATAACCATTCCAGAATCCTGCCCTGTCGGGTAAGTTTCATTAAATACAATAACGGATGAACCCGTGTTGTCGCCCTGTGCTATTTGTATTTTAATAGTTTTTGCAGTAGTCCCCCAAGAATCATGTAGGTATTGAACAGAAGGATGAGTATAAGCGTAAATTCCAGTTAAACCAGAAACTTGAACATCAAATCTCCACAAATTTGTTCCACTTGCAGGACCAATTACTGTAGAATCTGTATTGTTATATACCCTAGCTAAAAATCTAGAAGCGTTATTTGTATATCCATATGCCGGGATGTTAACGGAAACATCATAAGTTATTAACAATTTACTGTTTGCATACTTAGGTGTGAAACTTATCTCAATTCCAGTGTCTTGAAAACTCCCACTGTTGGTGCTTATTCTTGTAGTAGTACGATTACTTTGAACCTGAACCACATGACCCGGAATCTGCACCCCGTTGCCGCTGGTCTTCTCATTTATTGTATCTACA